GGCTCGCTCTGCAAGCAACACTCTATGGCTTACGACCCTAATGCACCCGTGCGGAATCGAACCGCCTTTACAGCGCCATTACTGACAGATGCACCTTACAGAAAGGTTAGGTAAATACCGCCTATAACGGTCAGCAATCCTAAAAGTAACTGGGTTGAGTTCCACAGAGGATATAGGAAAATCAAATAATTGATAATGTCAAAATAAAAATGCCAGCAAACACGAGTTATCGCATCTACTGGCACTGAAACTTTGTTACTGGCACTAAATACTATTCATTTAACTGTTTGAAGAACAAAATCACTGCATTTTTATATCCTTCATCTTTCAAACCTTTCATAAACTTTGCCATGTTTTCAGCAGAATCTAATTTGTAATTCAACTCATAAACTGCTCCGGTATATGACCTTTCAAAATCGGATATATTATGCATTATAACAAAGTAATATTCATACATTATTCACCCACCGCCTTAATCTCAAAATCCTTTATACTTACCACACTTTCCCTCTTGCACTTCGGGCAGAACACAATGAGGTTTTTCGCCTCGGTGTCCGGTCTGATTTTCGTTCGGGTTTTTCCTCCGCAGATGGGGCAGAGTACCCATTGGTATTGTGTCATGGCTGTTCTCCTATATTAAATTACTGAATCTCTTTTTTAATTACGGAAACCTTGAAATTTCCAAATGTTCCTTTAAAAACAAGACTTCCCATTCTGAATTCATCAGCAATATTTTGACCGACTTCTACAGAATCATAATATTCCTTATCAACCGGAATCTGAATCTCTATTGCGTTCATGGAATCCTTCAAATGTTCGGATATATCCAAAGTAAAATGAGATTGCTTTATTTCCAAAGTCAACACATACTTTGCGGTTCCGTTTTCCTCTTTCTTTTCAACGGTAATATTTTCAAGTTCTGAAACCTCATTTTGCAAGTCTGTTTTCTTCTCCTGTAATTCTGAAATCTCCTGTTTCAGCAAATCTACTTGCGCTTGTTCTCCGCAACCTGTCAAAGAAAACAGCAAAACCACCGTTAAAACTACGCTTAAAATTTTCTTCTTCATTTACCCATTCCTCTCAATTTCCATTTATAAAAAGCATTAGTACCGCAGAAAACGCTTCGCATTTGTTCCTGTCTTTGATTATATTCAGTGCCTACTTTCTTTTTCGGTCTTACCTTATGTCGCGCCCATTTCCTAATGCCTTTTATGCTTATATTGTACCGCAGTTTGGTGAGATTGTTGTACCAAGTTAAAGGCTAAAATCACTCAATAGGAATCCAGTTTACCGATTCTAAATCATATTTGCATAAATCACCGTCAAAATTGTAATATGGTGTGTATGTTGTTTCCAGTCCATATCTTCCAGTATAAGATTCGATATAAATTATTTGCGTATCATAGTCATAACAATATCCCTCTTTGATAGAAACCATATTCCTATCACTTCTACTGCAAGAACGACTGAATGATGCAATCAAGCATATTAAAATCACACAGCCAATTATTTTTGCTATGCACATCCCAAGTGAATCATTTTTATCCATTCCCATATCCTCCCTTTTGCGGTTTCCGACAGGGAAAACTCCCCTATCAGAGTTAAATGGATAGGCAGGAATCGAACCTGCATATTAGGCACACTATAGCCACGGAGATTTGCACTCCTTTTCGTTTCGGATTGCCCCCTACCCCGGCTCTACCATTAAGCTACTATCCGCTTTTGGAGCGATAACCACTCGCCACAATGATACCTCCCCTGCGTTTACCGTTCTTGACGGATTGCAACGCCCAGTTCTCTTGTGGTATCTTCCCAGGCATGGAAAGTATAGGAATCGAACCTATCTCGCCAGTGCTAGCCTCCCGGCAGTTTCACGCCAGATAACACAACTTTCCACCATATGCGCCTTATAAACTACCTCGATTGATTATTGCTTCGCTACGCTCACAATCTGATCATCACTTCCAGCGCACTATCTGTAACTGCCAGACTACTGCAATCACTGGCTAGTCTCATCTATTACAGATAAAGTTTTTTGGAAACTATATAGCATTGCAGGACTTCAAGTCTCCTTCAGGTAGATTGTCCATTTTATGTCTGCAAGGGCTGTGCAGTGCGGTCTTACATAGTTTAACGTGTTCTTAAAGCCGCGATTCATCTCGCATGATGCCACGTTTGGCGATTCATTCTCCACGAGCCGCAGCCGGATCAGATCTCAAAATTTTCCATCACGTTAGCATGGTTGTAACATCGCTTCTTCATGGCCGTATCCTCCTTTTTATTTTTGATTGCTAAAACTCCAAATGAACCCTAACTCGCAATCATGCACTCGCCCGTCAATCGGTGTGCGTTCCCACCGCTCATGCGGCAAACTGATCGTTATCCGGTTTCTATCTACCGGACAAGTACATTGTAGCATACTTTTTAAAATTATTTGTACCAAATTAAAGCAAAAGAGCGGCATCACTGCCGCCCCTTGCAATATTACATCTCTGCAATTTCTCTCGCGTATTTTTTGACAATTTCCCTTTCTTCCCTGCAATCGGCATCGCGACAAATCTGCTTTACCATAGACGATACACCACACATGAAGTCTTCTAATGCGTCAAGCATACGCCCCTTGCTCCCTTCGTCCCGGCTGTTGGAATATTCCATCTTCCGGCTACGGTACTCGTCCATGTCCGTATCATCACCAGAAAGGCGGGAATAGTTCGGGCGGTGCATATACTGTCCGTTTCGCTGATTCCGTCCCCGGCGGTAAGAATTGCCATTATCGTAATCGTTGGAGTAGTTCCCCTCCCGGCTGTAATCACCATTACGGGAATATCCGCCACGGTCACGGCTGTAATCCTCCATATCCCGGCTGTAGCCGTCCCTGGAATAACCGCCGCCGTCCTGCATCATCTCAATTTTATCCACGCCTTTCATAATCTCCACCAGCTTATAGGCGTTGTCAAGATTGGAAGAAGTCAATCCCTTTTCCTCAATCGCTTTTAACTCTTTTTCTGCGTTTTCTCTCAATTTATGCATAACTTAACCCTCCCTTACTGCAATCAGGTTAGCGTTCTGCACCTGAATCGCCTGCGTGGACGTGTTCTCGACTGCCACGGTTGCACAGCACCCTCTCGGCACGTCTATGTACGCTTGTGCGGACACGTTGAAGAAATTTTCCAAAGCCGCCGGGGTTACAATCATACGGGTGGACTGCAAAGGCTCTCCGTCAACTGCAATTGCCACGGAAATAGCTTCTACCGTGCCGCCTGTCGGAATCTGGATGTTTCCCGAAAAGCTGACAAGAAATCTTGCCTTGCAGTTATTGGTAAGTCCTCTTAACTTTACAACTCCGCTCCCCTCTCTGTGCTGTATGCAGTTTGAGCCGCACACGGGGGTTTCGGTAAATACAACATTCTGCCCTGCTTCTACGGTCTGCAAGGCAATTCCTGTATATTCTGCCATGTTATTTTCCTCCAAATAAAAAACTACCAACTGTTTATAGTCGGTAGTTTCTGAATTTCTAATTTTGATTGTCCTTTTCTTCAAGCAGTTTCCTTATACTCTTTATAGTGGTTTTGCTGTTATACTTAAACGAAACTTCAAAAAGCACATCGTTCTTAAATGCTTCTCTCGCTTGCACAGTACATATATTTTCATCAAAAGATATTGATTTAAACCTTGTATAATATCTTGTATACTCAAATGCTTTTAATACTTTTTGATATATTTTATATTGTATTCCCTCCAAGATTTCATATCCAAGATATTTTTTGTTTATCTTAGTAAAACTCTCGTTGTAATAATTGCATAGGCGTTCACTCCCGATTTCCCTAATAACTACGCAATCATCTTTGACCTCATTAACAAACCCAACAACAAAATCATTAGGGTAAATGCTTGTATTTGCAAACACCAAATCGCCATGTTTTAATTTTTCGGGTCGCATCATACATGGTTCTATGTAACTGTCTTTTTCGCTCCTTAATCCGTATGCAATTCCCGGAATAACCCTTGTTACAATGGTCATTAAAATTCTTTCTTTATCTTTCATTTCCCTATCCACCTCCATGACAATATTATCTCATGGAATAATAATTGAAATGTACCATTTTAAGGTTATCAGAAACCCACAAACTACCGACTATATTCAGTTGTCAATGTCCAGTTAATCGCAAAAGGACAGAATCAATGTTCTGCCCTCCCACGTTGTAATAACGGCTCATGCCGAACATTTCCGATGTTTCACGGAAAAGATACTCATTTTTCAGTTTTTAGCAGTTGCCGCACTGATTGCAGTTACCGCCCCAACTCCAGCCGCCACAGTTATTCTGTGGGAATGTGACCGGAGTATTAGGCTGAACCACAACAGCGTTTACCGGGCAGTCGTTGCCAGTCCTGCGTAAGATGTCTGCTCTACTTGCGTCAATCATTGCGCCGATAGTGGCGTTCTGTGCGCTCTGGCTTGCCTGGAATGCCAGTTTCTGGTTTTCCAGTTCAAGCGCATGAATACGCTCTGCCTGTCTGTTAGCCTCCATCTGGTCAAGCCTTGCAATCACCCTGTCTGTGTCGTTGTGGGTAGACTGGATAATATCGCAGGTGTTCTTTGCGCCAGAATACATCAGGTCTTTAATATCCCCACGAACATCACAGCAGCACTGCTGCGCATTGAACATCATGGTTGTAAGCTGCTGCATAAGAGCCGCCTGCTGATTGCACCGGGACAATTCAGCCTGTGAGAATCCCTGCATTACAGTAGTTCCGACACCATTAACGGCACCAAGAACAGCCGTAGTGCTGTCACAAATTCCATGAGTAATACCGTCCAGCTTTCCAACAATGGTCTGCGTGTCAAACCCTCTCTGTAAGTCTGCCTGTGTCGCAAATCCCATCATTGCGCCGCCAGCACCATTACCGCCGAAGCCACCGCCCCAGCCGCCAAAGCCGCCCCAGCCGAACATGGAGAACAGGAAGAAAAGCGCAAGCATTCCCATCCAGTCTCCACCCCAGCCGTTGTTGTTTCCGTTGTTGCCGCTTAACAAAGCAACGTCAGAAGCTGATAATCCGTCTGAGTTCATAACATATACCTCCATATGTGATTTATTTACAAAACCGCCAAGCGGTTATGTAGCGATTTAAAACATTCCCTTAAATAACCCCTGTGCCATCTGCGCCATCTGGTTCGCCTGTTCAATCTGCTGCTGATTGACCTTTCCAGACCGCAAAAGTTCATTCATTTTATCCTGTGGGTTTACGCCCTGCATTTCCTGCCGGAACCGTTTAAATTCATTCATCATCTGGGAGAATTTATTTCCCCCTTGCGCCGGAAGTCCGCCCTGTGCCTGTTTGTTTCCCATCATTCCCATTAACGGATTCGCCATTGCTAACAACCTCCTTATTTGCCTTTACAGGCTGTTTTTCCTGCTCATTGGTTAATTGTTCAATCAGTGCCTTTAACTGCTCAAATTCGCCACGCTGGACGTATTGAGAGAGGTCTATTTGCGGTTGCTCCGGCTGTTCGGGCGCAACCTCCTGCACCTCTGCAAATTGAAATATGCGGAAAGTACAGCTACCGACATTATCAGCGGATTTTACATAAAAATACGGCTCATTGTTATCCATCATCCAAACGGTTTGTCCAGGCTGTACAATCTGGTTCTTTGCACCGTCAATGCCGGAGACTCTAATCCAGTCTACGTTTTGCGCCGGGGCCGGTGTGCTCTGCTGTCCCCAGTTACCGCCTTGTGGCTGATTATAAAAGCTCTGCATAATGTTTGCCTTGCGCTGTTCGTATTCCCTTTCTAACTGCGCCATCTGCTGATTCAGTGCCGGATTCATTGTTAATGCCATCTGAACGCCCTCCGATTTCTTTCTATGGGTAAATTTTCGCATAAAAAAAGAGCCAATAACAGTACCGATAAGTACCGTTTTAGGCTCTAAAAAGTTGGCAAAAAGTTCTCAAAAAGTTACTGATTTTGTATCACATTTTTCCAGTATACGTTTTCTATCCATTCATCCATACGTTTTGCGTTTGAAACGCTCAATACTTTCCTGTTTACTCTTTGACTTAATTTCTTTATATCTTCATATTTTAGGATTTCCGCACATCTTTCAAGAGGTATGTTCTTTCTCCTAAGTTCAAACAAAGCTGCTTCTCTTTCATCAAAATTACAAAATGTACGATAATATTCAATTTGTGGCAAATTCAAATCATATACTTTCAAATCAAATACCTACTTCTTTTTCCTTTTTGCTGTTCCCTTGTTTTTACCGTTTTTCTTTGTTCTGCTCCGTGTTATCTTTGTTTTTGCCATCGTTTATAATCTCCATAATCTCATTGATTTGCTCCGGTGTAATGTCGGAACTGATTACATTTCCTTCGCTGTCAATCAGTGTATAAACTCCGTTCTGCTCGATACTACTTGTAAAATCATACTGATTCAGATACCAAACAAACGCAAGAACCACAATCACTATTGCTAATAATTCAGCTACATTTACTTTTACCATAGCGATAAATGCCTTGAACCATCTTTCGTTATTATCCCTAGCATCCGATAAAAGTTCGTATGAAAATACTTTGTTTTCCTCTTCTTCCTTCACATTATCCCTATTTTCCATTCCAAAACCTCCGCTCTGTATTTCCCTCATTATAGCAATTTTAGGGAGGGGTTGCAATCAATCTTTCGGATTTTCTCCCCAATCCAACGCCTGACCGCAGTCAGGGCAATAATTGTATGTTGAAACATCTCCATTATTACGATTTTTCACAACCTCTTTGCAGTTCGGGCAAAGCGTAACACTGAATCCGTAATTATCAGACAAACAACCGTCACAGCTTTCTTTCTCACACTCTGCACAGTTTGGAGTTATGACAGGACTCTTTGGCGTCTGCTTTTTGAGTGCTTCAACCGCTGTATCTATTGCAGGTTTTAATTTTCTCCATGCCGTACCGTCACATTTTAGCGTTCCAATACTTGTATTTTTATCCGTCAATACTTCGATTGCTTCTCTTGCTTCCATTCTTCCTATCCCCTTTCCCAAAAATAAATAACGCTTTTCCCGGACGAATCCCAAGTATCATAGAACAGACCGTCTACCACCGTCACAACATGGCTGTCAAGACCCAAAACATATGTACCATGTGGGAAGTTACAGCAGAATTTGTAAACGTCCATAGGGAAATCTGGCTCGCATCTTCCGTATCCGTTCCGTTTTAGGTATTCCCCCCAAACAGCATTAGAAGAATTGCACCCGTCCGCCATTTCAAAGGCTATATCGCACAAATCCCAAAATACTATATCCCATGTGCGTCCGGTGGCTTTGCAGCAGGCTCGAATAGCACAGTCACCAACACGGTTTCCCGGAATGGGATTAGGATTATACTCAATCCATCTTTTCATCATCATACCCCCATATATCTGCCTCCTGTTTTAAATTATATACCTCTCGGTCAAAACATTTGTACCATTTTTACCCAAAATGCAACGCCCTTTTCTAAATTTGAAGTAAAAATGAAGTAGCAACGCCCTTTTCTGTATCCCAAAAGCCCTATATAACCAAAATTTTTTAAAATTTTAGCACTCAACCCTTGACAGTGTTATAAATCTTGAAATACATTTCCATAGCGTTCCAAAGCTTCATTTTTAGGCTATTTTATAGTGACGTAAAAATATAAAGTCTCTCATTCTTTCGCATACTGTCTCATACTTTTTCAAAATTTGAAGTAGTAAATGAAGTAGTGAATCACACAACAAACCTTGTGTTTTCTAGCTTATCCATTTCCTTCCGTTTCCGCTCTGCCGAGACATGGTTATATACATCCATCGTTACAGATATTTGACTATGGCCCATGATGTACTGTAAGACTTTTGGATCCATTCCAGCCTCTGCCATCCGGGTACATCCTGTATGGCGAAGGATGTGGGCCGATATGTGTGGAAGCCTGATTTCCGCATCCTCAGAATAGTTGTACTTATTCACAATATTTAGGAGCATATTGTTGACCGCGCTTGGCATAATCGGATTCCGGTTTTTGGTAGAAAACACAAAATCGCTGTATCCCCCTATTTCAACATCGGTTCTTCTCCCACCTGAAAGTTGTTGCTCCCTTTGGGCCTTTAGTGCCCCATGCACATCCGCAGTCATGGGGATGATTCGGATTCCAGAATCCGTTTTGGGGCTGCTTGCATAGAATCCATATCTATTATTCGTCTTCTTGTATATCAACTGATGATTTATGCTCACTTCTCTGTTTTTAAAATCCACATCTTTCCAGGTAAGACCAATCGCTTCCCCGCACCGAACCGCTGTTCCAATCATAAATACCAGCATTGGATAATGAATGGAATATACGCCGTTCTTTCGGACGAATTTCAGAAAAACTTCTTGTTCCTGTATTGTGAGGGCCTCTCTCTCATTTGCATCTTTACTAAATCCGTCCAAGCAACCTTTGCAGGGGTTTTTTCGCACAACATCATCGTCAATCGCAAGTTCAAAGCACGGAGAAATCATCCCGTTAAAAGCTTTTATGGTAGAGAATTTAAGGCCTCTGTCTGACAAAGAGTTGTAAAATCTTAATATATCCGACTTCTTTATATCGCAGAGTCTCTTTTTCCCAAGAGGGTTATCCCGAACATTTCCATTCCATAGGTCTGTATAGTTCTGCCTAGTAGAATCAGATAACTGCACCTTCAAAGACATATATTTATCAAATTGACTATTCAACGTGATTTCCGCACCAAGAGTATCTATATTTTCCTCCAAGTCCTTTTTTATTTGCTTCTCTCGCTGTCTTAGATCTGATAAGTTATTTGCATATATAGACTTTCTTTTTTTAGACGCGGTATCCATATACTGGAAGACATACAGCCCGTCTTTCCTCTGGCTCTCCCCCTTTTCCAATACTCTTCCTTTATTATCTTTTCTCCTCTGCATGTGAATTCCCTTTCTAAATCAAAAAGGGCGCCGCATATATATTTTTTACCATAAGCAACACCCTTTTTCAATCCTTTATAACACTTTGGAACGCTTCGGAATTCTATATAACTTCTTTGTTTAGTATGTATCGTTCAAACTTTTGCCTTTTTATCAGCGAATAAGCCCCTTTTTTAAGGGTGAAATCGCAGTCTGGCTCCTCCATCAGCTCCCGTATCCTGTTGGATCCGATGTTACTGTATTCGGCTGCCTCGTCAACCGTGAGCAGCAGCTTTTGCGGTATTGGAACTACTTCTTTAGATCTCACTTATATCCCTCACTTTTCAATAATATTCGCGATAGCATCAAATCTTCTTGCTTTCTCTTTCAAAACTTCAAAATCTTCTTCCTTCACGAAGTATAAAGTTTGCTCGTTGATTCTTTTCACAAAATCTTCTAGTGTACCCCTCTGGTCGATTTCATTTATTTTGATACGCTTAATCAAAGCGAGTTCTTTCTCACACAGGTTTGCCCACATTACATTTAGTTCGTCCTCCATCAATTCAGGGTCGTTTTTAATTCTCTTGACTTCCCTTTTTAAAAGCTTTTCAGAAATTAATGCAGCTGACATATTATCCCCTCCTTATCATTCATTCTTATACCTCCTTGCTCCCTTGTTCGCTTGCTTTGTCTGCTAAAGTTTAGGCATAACAGGTACTTGCATAGTGCCCATAATTCCTAAACGATAAGATAATAAAGAACTTTGCAATTCCTTCTGTTTTTGAAATTCTTCATTTACCATTCTTTGTTTGTAATCACTCACAAGCAACTCAACTTTTTGTTCAAGCGTTCCGTTTTCAAGAATATCTCTGATTGTATCATTTAATTCTTTTGTATTTTTCAAAAGTTCGGCTTGTGGGGAAACCGCTTCTTTTTCTGTTTTAAGTTCGCTCATTTTCTTTTTTATACCTCCTTGCACCAGAATTACTCCGCTTTGTTTGCTCCCTGCCGAAATCAGCCTTTTTGATTGCCAACATATAGCCGCTCTTGGTCGATATGCAATTCATTCCGTTTACAAAATCTCTCATATTCCCCAAACTGCCTATCAAACAACGCCCTAACCTCTGACAATTCCTCTTTCATTGCGGCAATAGCATCTTCATCATGCAAAGCTTGGACAGAGTGCTTAATATTATACATTCGCTTCTTTGTATCTCTGATACGCCGCTCCATTGCCCGCTGTTTCTGATAAAGGTCGTATTTCTGTTTGTTTTCCTCATTGCCATAGTCTTTGTATGGATTGCTGTTTCCGGGATAGCGCATATGCATTGTATGTCTGCAATTTGCCCCGCATAAACCTCTTACCGTTCCATACCCGGTAACTTCCACCAAATCAGGATATTTTTTTTGCTTTCTAAATTTCCGAAAAAACTCCTTTATCTTGCCAAAAATATTCTTTTTTGGTTCTTCATATCCCATCTTTTCCAGCAAAGAATCAGATATAGAATATATTTTACCTTGCCATGATTGGTGATTAGCCGGTTCGTCCTTATCGGTATACCTCGCCCCTATATGGCTACTAACAAGTACCGTTCTCAATCCTGCATTGGCACATTCTGTCAGTGTAATCTCTGCCTTAGCTTGGTTTATCCCAGTTAGCACGCACATTCTAACAGCGGCTTCAACGGTCATTTTGCGTCCACCATTATATACAACATGGGTTCCGTATTTCGACACTTCGGTTATCGCTTCCCTAATTGCTGTATTCTTATCAACTCCATGCGTAGCCTTCCACCATGCCGCATCACAGGACTTCATAAACTGCTGGTTCATGTCCGCCGCCGTAGTGTGCGTTAGGTTGCGTATCTCACCCCTTGTGCGCTTATATGCCGTATATAACAGCTTCTTTTCACTCTCTGTCAAATGTTCAAGGCGTGGGGCTTTGCCGACAAAATCCTTTAATTCCTTGTCAGATTCCACCATATCAGCCACAGATTTATTGATGTCCTCATTGATTTCATATCCGGCTTTTAGAAATGCTTCACGGATTTTCTTTTCAACACCAGGCAGACGTTTTCCGATTTCCTTTTCAATGTCAGATGCCAATATGCCGGATTGCTCATTTAACAGCTTTAATCTTTGCACATTGGACGGAATAATCTTTATTTCACCCTCTGATTCAAAAAGATTGACAATCGAATCAATCACTTTGTTTGTCAGATACATGTTGAATTCAGAAGCGGCGGCGTGACTGCTTTCCACCAATTCATTCAGATATTCTGGTGTAAACATTCCTACTCCTTTTTGAATCCATTCTTCGCCGCTTCAACAATCACTTCTTTTTCATGCTCTGCGGTGTATCTCGCCCAGTCTCGCACTGCATCAGGGTTTTTATACTGCAATAGCCGCGTGGTCGGTACTTTTTCCACTCCCGGCCGGCTCCAATGCCCATACTCCGGCGTATAAAAAGAACCTTTACCGGTCTTTGGGTCTGCGTACATGATGCCTGTATGCTGATAATGCCCATATGGTACGCCGTTCGGGTTATAGGCATATATAGCGCCTCTTTCTCCGTTTGTTTCGTTAAAAGCCTTAATATCTGCCCTTAATGCCCCTCCATCTTCCCCAGGGACGTGCTGAAGCATTCTGGTAAGAAATTCGTTGTCAAGTGCGTCCTGCGCTTTATCCAGCTTGATTCCAAAGCGTGTCATGTTGATATTTACAGACACGCCACCCTCATTGACGTTGATATTCAGTTTTTTGAATAAATTTCTGAAATAGTTCTTTCCGATTGCCACGCTTTCACACCCTTTCAACATTCCCTATGTGCTGTCTGATTCTCATTATGACGATTCCTCTTGTTCTTTTAATAGCTTTTCTATCTGCTCTTTGTCCATATTTTTGCAAATATCCCACAATCTATCAAATATGGGCCGAAATACCTTTACAGCCTTATAGAGAATCCTCTTGGCTTCTATAACCGTCATTCCTTTGGATTCTATTTTCGACTTATCTTTTTCATCTAAAATAATTACCATTCCCTATTCCTCCCCAAACAATCCTTCCTTCGGCTCATTCTCGCTCTTGGCTTCTGCGGATACTGCTTTTGCTTCCTCTTCTCCCATTCCTTCAAAGTTCATATAGTACATCCAAAGAGGATATTTTCCTAGTGTCACATACTGCCAGTGCCGCGCCCGGTCTTCCTCCCAATTGTAAGTAATGTCACCAAAGTCATAATTGACCTCGTACACACCAACCGGCGCAAGTCTGTATATATCTGCATATTTATCCAGCGCATAAATAAGTCTGTCCGTAGCAGACTGGAAGCTGTCTCTAATCTGCTTTATGTACTGTATGGTCTCCCTGTCGTCTGCCTCTACCTGCGTGGCTGTTACATGCCCTGTCCGGCCATTCAATACAAACTGCCCGGTGCTGTACCCACATTTCACGCCCACAAGATTCAGAAAATGGTCTATGCCGCTCAATCTGTCCGCTGTCTGCAATGCCGGATTTACTTCGTGGTATTCGTCCCCCGTTGTGCTGCCGGGCAAGATACGCGCCCATCGGGGCAATGCTTTCCCAGTCTTGTCCACGGCGCCACCTGGAGCAATACGTCCTCTGACTGGCTTCCCGTCTTCCTCAATCAGCATATCCCCCAAAAAGGCCATCTTCTGGCTATCAAATATTTCATCTTCCAGTCTCGTCCATGCAATATCAAGGCTCTTTAATTCCTTCTGCGCATTAGAGAATATAGAAACGCCAAGCGGACTACTCATGTCGATATTGTTAGACAGCGGCATCTTGAAGATGGAAAAAAGTGGCTGTTCAATATTCTCATAAGCAACATCTTCCTGCAGGTTCGCCCATACCGTTTCTTTGATATTGCACTCCTGCCCGATGCCATTCGTTCCGGTTGCCTTATATGTCTTGTTAGTTATTCGGAAAATCCGAACATCTTCCGACACGTCTTCAAATCGCTGCCACTCCAACCGGGTATAATACCACTTATCCCCTGCTTCGTGGTAATGATCAAAAAAGATTCCACCGTCAACTTTGTCATCCGTGGCATGTGTCGGGCAGAAATCCCAGGGCATAACATAGTCAATTCCCGTTCCGTTTGGCTTTAAGATGATATACCCAAACGCACATGCTTTCTCGCATTCCTCGTTCTTCATCCGGGCAATATAGGATTCCATGAAGCCGTTAATCCAATCCGCCCTTGCCGAACCCTCTACCGTGATTCCAAGTGCCAGCGTGGTAAGCCTTGCGGTTTCGTTGCACAGCTTTTTTGCAAAGTTAAAAGATTCTATATCAACATTCCCTTTATCGTCCGGCAGCGTCCAGTCCGGTTTCCCCTGGTAGATATTCACCCAATCGTTGAGTGCCGCTTTCATCACGTCGCTTTCGATTGTCTCAACCCCAAATTTGTCCTGCGCTTCTTTCTGCCACAAACTGTCCCACCACCTTTTTATTGTTTGAATGATTCCCATGCTAATCACCTGTGTACCCGTAATCCGTTGCCCCTATCAACTCTCCAATTCCAAGAAGTGAAGTTGATTTATCGCAAACATGAATCGGCTTTATGTTTTGAGCAATAGGCTCATTTAACGCCGCACTTTTAAACCCCGTACATTCTGACGCGCTTTTATAAAATGTCACTCCACAGCATTTACATCTAAAAATAAAATATTTTCTTTCCATTATGCACTATTCCCCCTCTTGTTAAACAACGGCTCAAATGCGTACCTCGTAGCCGCTATTGCGTGGTCGTCCTGCCCTTCCGGGTAGCCGCTTATGATATTTCCGTCCTTATCCCGGTCGTACTCATAGTTCTTAAATTCCTCATAGACATTCGGTGTGCGGCGCCTATCAATAACCAACGTCCGGCGTTGTAACCACTTAAAACCATATTCCACGCTTCCGGGGCCTTTTACCGCTGCCCTTGCCGGAAGTCCTCTGTCTCGGTAGTCTGTGACGGACTTATTCTCGTTGCTGTCGCAGATGATAGGATAATCATTGTACCCATGCTCTTTTATCCAGTTCGCCGTTTCCTCGTTGCTGGTCTTATGGACGTAATTCTCATCAATGAAATATATGGTTTCGTTCGTCCGGTCGTAATATGCCCGGATGAATGCGTATGCGTCCGGGAACCAACCCCAGTCAACACCCTGATAGATTCTGTCAAAGGTCTTTATCTGCTCGTCTGTTATAGTCTCAAACCGAAGATACTCAAACACCATACCGCCGTTACCATTCGCAACGCCACCATACTCATGTTCATAGGCTTCTGGATTAATTTCTTTCAAATGCTCCGCTTTTTCGATAAACGGCTGTCCTAACCACTCACTGGGAACGTCTAAGTATGTGGAACTATGCACAAGGGTATTTTCCCCCACCTCTGTCACATACTCATTCGCCCAGTTGTTGGCGGTCTTTGGCGGATTGAAACTCTTGAATATCCACGCCAATTCACCACCGCGGATAGCGGACTGCTCTATCTTTCTAACCTCTGAATCCCCAGCAAATTGGTCTAATTCCTCATACCACAGGATACCGATATAGCCAAATTCCGGGTTGATAGACTTAATCTTGTCCGGGTCGTCTGCTCCTCTGAAATATATCTTCTGCCTCGTGGCTTTCAGTGTGATTTCATATGGTGATTTTGTGGAAGTAAATTCTTCCTCAAATTCCTGCTTTCCTATCGCCCATTTGATTTTGTTATACACAGAATCCTTGATGGTATTAGCAACCTTACGGCAGACAAGGGCGTGTATGTCGTGGTTGTTTTTGAGCAGCTCCACAATCACCATACCGACGGTAGAGGATTTCGTAGAACCTCTGCCACCCTTGAATATATATTCCAAATACGCCCTGTTCCTGATTGCACGGATAGCGGCGTGGAAAGCGTCTGGGATATTGTCCAAGTCCATGTGATAGGTCTTGTTCCGCAGTGCTTCTTCTGCCGCTTTCTGTTTTTCTTCCTGCTCTTCCTTTATGCGGAGTGCTTTTTCAAGGGAATCTGTCGCCTTTAGCCTTGCAAAATCGTCCGATTCTTTATTTCTCGCTATTGATGTCCTAATTTCTTGAACTTCCTGCAATGTGGCTATCTTTTCAGAATCATATTCCTTTTGGCGTTCTGCTATGTACCCCAAAATAACAGGTTTTAACAGGTTTTCAGCTCCCATTTGCTGCGCGCTTCTTTTAGAATATCCTGCACTAACAGCCGCCGCAGTAGCATTTCCGCCATTTTCTATGTAATTGTCCGCAAATGCTTTCTGCTTTGGAGTTAGCTTATCCATATTTCCCTTTCCCTCCACAATCCCCCTAAATCTCCCAATTCTATTGTACAGGAGATTTAGGGGGAAGTTGTACCAAATTATTCCATCACTACACAACCACATTTACTACATCTAAAACTCTTATGTCCGTTATATTTTGATATGTACACAACTACATCTTCTCCACAGCGAATACGCTTACTATTTTCTGTCATTGGTTTATCGTATTGCTCTACTTGTTCATCTCTTATAAACCTCTGTCCGCACCAATGGCATTGTTCTGTACTATATGGCATTTCTCCGCATATAGGACACATGGGAATATTCCCATATCCATCAAAGACGATAGGAAGTTTTACAGGTTCTTTTTCTGCGTATACCGCCCATAATTCCTTACGTCTATTTTCGGTGTCCTGCTCGTGTAATCTTTCAAGTTCCGCTTGCCGCTCCTTGCTCCAAAATTCTTCACAAGCGTTATCTTCTGGAAATACATCAATATCAAAATCTTTCATGCAACAATGATAGCCGCTTTTTCTATGTGTTCTTTTTTCAAATCGAACACATTCGGAACATGTTTTTGTCTTATACTCATTTGTAATATTTTCCGCAATGGCACTTCTTTTTGGTATTCCATCACTAAACTTCACTTCCCTATCCTCCTTAACTCCTTATCAAACAAACTGTAAAAATATTTCCTAATCCTCTTCCAAATTAAATAATTTCAGTTACATCAACGCCAAGAGCCTCCGCTAAACGTCCAGCGCATACCGGCGTTACCGTTCTACTATTAAGAATAACATGCATTCTCGAACGACTTACACCATAGGCTGCCGCCAAATCTGCCACACTCATTTTCTTTCTTGCCCGGCAAATATCAATTTTCTTTCTATCCAGCTCTATTTTCATTTCCCTATCTCCTTCATTTTCTCGTTAAAAATACTAAAGAAATATCTCCTAATCCCATAAAAATCTGACCTGCCGCACGGTATCCGCTCAATCTCCCCATCCCCCCACAACCCCTCTAATGCTTCGTAGGAGAGTTTTTTTGTTACGGACAGCAAAAGATACTCTGCAATCATTTCGTTGGCTGTATGAGCGGCTAAGTGCGCTAGAAAGGTATATCTGCCGGACTGTATGTGCTCTGTCAACTGCATGTACCGCTCTTTTGTGATTCCGTAGTAGTCCCATGAGTAGCGCGGGGCTTTTTGATACTTCGGCTTTGATTCGGATCCGAAAATGCCTAGCTGTCTAAACTCTCTGTATTCAACGCAATCCCGCTTCTTCCCTGGGCATTCCTTACGATTGCAGCAGACCTTTATGCAGGTTCGGCATAGACAGCCTCGGCATTTTCTCACAAAATCACCTACCCTCGAATTGCTTTTACCAACACTACAATATCCCCCTCAGAAAAGTTTCTTGTTTCTCTTTCGCTTTCCTGTCTCGAATGGATTCTTCTGGCATCCGCAACACAATCGACTTGTTTATTATCCTTCCAATCGTCCGCTTGTCTAAGTTTAGACCTTCTGGTGGCTTGTTCGAGGTAAATATAGTAATTTTATCCTCGTTTGCGCGTTTATTGATAATCCGAAACATTTCTTGTAACTGCCACTCTCCATTTTTTTGCGTTCCTAGATCATCAAAAATCAACAGATCGCACTCCCGGTATACTTCGCTTTCGTCATATTCCCCTGGTTGCCGCTTGTAGCTTTCTCCAACCTTCGCCAAATAATCTGGAACCGTTATAAAGCGCATCTGTATATCGTGCTTGATCATAACGGATTTCCCAATGCAGCAGGACAGATACGTCTTTCCGCTTCCCGGCGTTTCGCTCCATAGGTAGATTCCCTCTCCTGATTTCTTCCAACGCTCCTGATAATTCTTTAAAAAGTCCTCTGCTATCTTTTTGAGACCCCCTATATCGCGGGAATAGGAATCAAATCCAAACCTGCTCAAATCAACATCGTGGAACTGTGGCGGAACTCCTGTTGCATCCTGGATTCGCCTCCTGCCTTTGCATTTCGTACAAGGCTGCGCAAGTTCCAACGGATACTCATATCCAGCAACTTTTTCAAGAACTGTTTCATATCCAGTCCCGTGACATACCGGGCACTCATATTTCAAAGGTGCTCCATGATTGTGATCCATGTGTATCACGCTCCTTATTGTTTTCCCATTTTCTTGTTGCGCCTCCAGCGTCCTGCTGCCTTGCAAGCCACGAATTTACGAATCTTCTAATCCCTCGCTTCGTCTTTCTTTTTGACGGATTATCCTTGCACCACCCTTTCATCTTCCTAAGCTCCTGCATAACATCAACAGCAGGGTATAGCTCGGCCCACTCGTTCACATCGCTTTGGTAAATGGGGTATTCTGCCTTGTCGTTAAGGATGAGGGTTATCACTAGCGGCGTGGAGGCTGGCCCGTCCAGCTCCGCGCAAATGGTTTTATCTTCCTTTACTTTCCTTTCCTTTACTTTACTTGTGGAATTTCTGCATACATTTTTTCCGTTTCTGCATACATCTTTTTCGTTCTCATATGTAATACCCTTAAATTTTTCCGCACTAACCAAGAGGTACTCTTTTTTTACAAGGATTTCTTCACGTCTTTTTGCGACGTCAAAGTACTGCTTCTGTATCCTTGCTGATGTGAGAATGGAGTATTTCTCATACATCCCGGCGTCAAACACGCCGTTTTGTAAGCACCTTTTTACAATATTTGTGATTAAACTGGCGGTCACGCCGCTGCCCCCACCGAACCAATTCGACAAAAACAGAAGTGGACTTCTCTCGATCCATTCACAATAGTAACCCTTCTCTGAGTATATCTTCTGCCAGAGCCGGACGACTACTGCAAATCCCTTTACTCCAAATTCGGCCTCAATTTCAGAAATATTATCGTTAGTGCGGCAATCTAAGAGGAAACTATCTATTCCTATTTTTGCCATTGTTATCTCCGAAATCCCCACGCTACCCTCACTGAGTTCCAGCAAAGATAGAATGGCTTTTGTCCCACTCCGCCTCCACTAAAGTTTTAGCAAAGACGGAATGGTATCTTTACCCCACGCTGCCCCCACTGAAATCCAGCAAAGACAGTATGGTATCTTAAAATATCTTAAAACCCATTCTCATTAAACAGATTCCAAAATACTGCAATCAGCGTTGACTACAAGAAAACTGTGTAATTTCTCATAACCAATACCGTTATACCTCTAAAATCTCCACAATCCGCCTGCCCGTATCGCCTTTGGCGCAGAACTCATATTCCACGCCGTAGGCTATCTGGGCTGCGTACATCATATCCATTAATTTCCTGCCGGACACTTTTGAAAACTTGTCCTTATACGCAGCTACATCTTTCAGGGACTTATACGGTCCGCCATGCTCGCACAGGATAATAAACCGGATTCCGTCCTGATGCGCCCTCCTGATTTCTTTCCAAAACCGGCTTTTATCAGAAGAACACAAGTTCTTCAAAATCTCTCCAAGGTTTTGTTTCCTGTCGATGACAATATCCATCCTGTTGGAATTCATATAGTCCCCAGTTTCTAGCTTCTTCTCTACATAGGGAATCCTGTGGGTGTCAAAGTACTTTAGGATTGCCTTGTTCTTCTTTTCTCTTGTGTCACATATAATCATGATTGCTGGCCTTTTTCCACGTCCTGCTTATCCCTTTTTTCTTTTTCCTTTTGCATACATTTTAAGCATAGCACTCTCCCAGTGTTTCGCTTGGATATTTCCACCAATTCAGACACGCTTTTTGAGGGAATAGGTCTTACAATCTCTCCGCAGTCATTACATCTTGTTTCCATATATTCCCGGATTCGGATTCCGGTAGTGGGCTTCCCCGCAACCTTAGTGGTATCAACATAGAGCACGATTTTCTTTCCTACGCACGCTTGCGGGCTGGATCCGTCTGAGCCAAACAGCTTTATCAAGGTCTTAATATTTGTCTTGTTTAAAACCATTGGCTTGCACTCTTCAAAAAACAATGACCGCTTTTTTATTTTTGAATTGCTGCGTTGATCAAACGCTTCCTTGAAGTCAATATCTTTGATAGTAACCACTTTTTCAGCGCCCACATCTCCGATTAACTCGGCATTGATAAAATTTGGATCCAATACCTTTTCCCATGTCTCAATCATCCTGCGTCCTCCTCTACCAGCTCCGTTATTAAGTCCATCGGGCCCTCATATCCGTACCAATTTCCGGCTTCTTTGCAGTTATGATAAATTCCTATTAGTTTCCGAAACTGATCATATCCCTGCGCCACAAATTCGGGTTGGCAGTGAAATATATGAACTGCATATGGGGGCTTTTTCTCTTGTGCCACGAAATAGAAATCATACTGTTCAAAGGTATTTTGGAATAATCCCTCTGTGTACATTCCTGCTTGAAGTGCGTAACCGTATTTTTGGCACGACCTCCAGAAAGTATTGGGATTACATGAATCTGTGCTTTTGTAATCGACAATGCACTTTTTCCCCTCATATACGCTCAAGCAATCTGGACGACATTTGCACTTTTCGCCCGTATCTGGATCCGTCCAGAAAAAGTTTTTTTCGTGTTCTCCAGTCAGTAACTTCATCGCTTTGGGATATTTAGCGAGGGCTTTGCACATCTCCTTGATTATCAATACATCCTCGAAACTCACTAGTTCCATATCGTTTCTAAGAGCATGGGCCTGAAGGGTTTCATATTCTTCTCGGCCAGCCTTTGTCCTGCGGTTAATTTCGCCCACAACGAAGTAGTCATTGTCAAAATCTTCCGGTTCCAGAATCATTTTGTGCAGTGCCCTCCCAAACGCTAATGACGGGGAATCTGTTGGGTGTTCCAAGGCATATTTAAAATGCATTGGAGATTTCTCTATATGGAAAAGTTCTGAGCGGCTGATTCCCTCAGCAGCTCTGTATTCTTTTTGCGACATCTTTGTCCTCCCTAAGTACTTCTTTAATCGTTTCTAATTTCTGAATGGCTTCATCAGCTTTATCAGGGTCATATCCTCCAAGTGGCCACTTGGATATTGGCATTTCAACTTCCGCAAGTGCTTCAAAACGGTTAAATCCCTCATGCCAATCGGCAAATATGTTCACCTGCGCGCATCCGGCTCCTTCAGACATACAAAAAGTGGATGTAGGATTGCAGTTATTTTTATGCATTTCGTTTATATCCAATGCCAAATCCAGCATTTTATGGATACTTGCTCTTTCTGCTTCATTCTGTTGTTTTGACATCTCACCACCCCCTACTTCTTCGAGTTCCTGCCTCCGCTTCAAATAATCATGTGTACACTCATGACACCGAATCTGTCCGTTGAACTCGCTATATTCTTCGGAAGCATAATGTGTAGGAGTTTTTAAGTAAATATCCTTCCCGCAATCCTCGCAACGGATATGCGGCTGCTGTTCTAGCTCCCACTGGTAATTTTCTGCATCCATTACCGGGTCAAAAGTTCTACAAAACATTGACATTCCTCCGTCTTTGTCCTATAATTGACACAGAATAAGTTTTCTGTGCGCCCCGACATCTTCCTAAAGTCAGTCGGGGCTATTTGCATGTTTCAAAGTCCACCTGCCGCATATTGAAACGTCTTTTGCAATATGGGCAATACAACTTCTTCCTGTGCCCGTTCTTAGTAACGCTGCCTACCTTTGAAGCATAGGCGAGATTCCCGCACCCCGGACACTTGAAAGTGCGGACACAAAAGGGTTGATTCCTCTTGCTATTTTTTTCCCTTTCTTTTCTTCTTGTCATCATAAATTGACCAGAATACAGCAGCCAGAACTTCAACGGCAAGGGCAAAACCTATGCCGCACAAAAATTCCGGTATGTACACTTCCTCACCCCCTTTCATGTATAAAAAAATCTTCCGTAATCCTCTTTGGGTATGTCTAGGGCTTGTGCCCGCTGCTCAACATTTTCCTGGGTAAAACCCGAATGGTTATTTAGCTTTGTGGAAATCGATGTAAGAGAAAGGTTGATTTCCTCGCTAAAAGCCCGCTGGCTCTTGAACTTCTCTTTTATTCGTTTTCTGAGTTCGACATATTCATATTGCATCGCTTACTCTTTTCCGGTTATTACCGCGGCATCTGCCCCTTGAACAGTTACCCATCCATGTTCTTTTCTGGCTTCTGCCTCTTCCATTCTTATCAGTTCATCCGTGATGGATTCGGCTTTTACCTTGTTGGCTTTTGCTTCTGCCTGTGCCTCTGTTACTTTGATTTCTGCCGCATTTTTTGCTTTGATCAAGGCCGTTTCCGCCTCCACTTTTACAGTCTCCTGCTCGGCTTGTGCCTGCTGCTTCTTCTGTAAAGCCGTTACCCGGTTATTGATTGCTTCTTTTAGCTTCTCGTCTGGATGAACGTCCACGATTGACGCATCCAGCACTTCCAGACCGTAAGCCTCCCCGAACGACTTGTTCAAGTATTCGGTAATCTCGCTATTAATCTGCGCCCGGTTGCCGCTGTAAATATCCATCATAGAATGGCTGGTGGTCACCTCGGATACCTTGGATTTCAGAACCGTTTTCACCCTCCTATTGACAATATCCTCGCCGTCCATGCCTTTGAACCGCTTATATGTATCCACAAGGGTATCTTCCTTGAATCGGTACGACATCTGGAAGCTAATGGCAATATTCGCATCATCTGCCGTGGAGACTTTAAACGATTCGTCCTCCTCGCTCCCTTCTCGCTCATCCTTGGTAAGCAAAAGTTGTTCATTTCCGATTGTGAATTTCTTTACTTTCTTTGTTGGAGCTACAACGTGCCAGCCTTGTCCCAGGATTTCATCCTGAACACCGCCGCTCATGCTGTAAACAACTCCATCGTATCCGGTCGGGATTCTTTCGGTGCACATAATTGTGCTGCCCAATATCCCAACAAACGCCACCCCTAAAATGGCTGCTCCGATTTTTCCCTTCAATTTACTTATCCTCCTTTTCTTCATCTTCACTTTTTTTCATCTCATCCATAGCGTTTTTCCATAGCTTGAAAAACAGATTCCCAAGTGGACGGAACAGGGGCGACAATAAAAACCATAACGCCACTGCCGCTAAGAGCACTAAAAATATAAAAATTGGATTCATTTTTTCTTGCCTCCTCTCTATGTAGCCGCGGCCAGCGGTTCGTTCTGCTGTGATTCTTTTGCAAACACCATACCCTCAGCAAACCCTACAATATAGCACTGCTGTTTCTCGTCTAATTTGTCAAGAGATACCGAAAGGTTTTTGAGTGCGTCTTTCCATTTATCATCCATAGACCTGCCTCCCCTCTTTAAAATAATGTGATTTTGTGCTATCCTTTTTGAATTTGTAGTAAACAGAGCTGAAATTATGGAGTATGTCAGCCAAATTTTACAATCAATTCAATCAAAATAACTAAAACCCAACACGCAGAGCTAAACACGAGAGAAAATGTGGAGAATTTGTCAGAACGTTTTGCTCTGCGCAATGCATACTCCTCGTAAGGCTCGTTTTCCTTTTGCTTCGTTTTCCTCACCCCCCTTCATAACTTGGTTTAATTTTATAGCAACTAAGTTATTATGTCAAGTGTTTTTGTTAAACTAAGTTTATTTTTTTATTGTTTTTTATTTTGTTTTCTGTTATTATTGTTTCAAGGAGGTGCGAAATGCTTGAAAGATTGAGACAAATATTTATAGAATCCGGGAAAAACCAAACCGAAATTGCAAAAAAAACAAACGTAACTTCTGCCTATATTTGGAAAATATTAAATAAGGATAATGTGAAACCAAGAGACTTGTTTATTCAGAAGGTTTGTGAAGAATTTGGAGTAAGTGAAGACTGGCTCCGCACTGGAAACGGCGAACCTACAATAAAAAGGACGCGAAAGCAGGAAATTATTGCGTTTGCCAATGAAATAATGGATTTGCCGGATGAAAACATCAAGAAACGGTTGATTGAAGCATTGATTAAACTTGACGAAAACGATTGGAGCACAATAGCAAAAATCGCAGATAGCTTAAAAGAGGGCAGTTAATTGCCCTCTTCCGTTATATTTATAACAATTTTGTGTATTTGCTCTAATATCCACACGTCCTCAATTTTGTTGATCATCTCAAAAATTTCCCTCCTGTACCATTCAACGTCTCCTTGTTTCTCCATGAATATATCCTCCATTCTTGTCAATTTTTGTAAATTATAAGGCAAAAATTAACAAAAATTCAGTCTTAAATTTAAAAGGCAATTACACTATCATGGGAAAATGCGCTCGTTTATATTTTTTGTCAAATTCTTGAATATCCTGTGTATATGTGATATAATATCTGAGAATTGCGGTGGATGTTTGCGGACTACCACCTAAAAGGAGCCTGATGCGTCAAGCTCCCTTTTTTGATCATTTCTTCTTTATGTACTGGCTATGCACGAATCCGTAATACTTCCCAGCAATTTTCACATAATACCAGCTATCCCCGTTTTCATCCTTTTGGGTAAAGTCCATCACATCTACCAGATTCCCGCGTTTAAGCTGCGGATAGGAGCGGATACATGGATTGCCCGTCCCGGCCCAGGTGCGCACGTTTAGCACATCCGCCGTAACTTGTCCAACAAATAGCCTTCTGGTCTTGTCCTGCTTGCCAGAAATATCCGTTGCGGGATTTCCCGCAGCAGAAACGGAATCATGGTTAATATACGCTGTATAAACATATCCAATGCCAATATTTGCTACTTTCACATGAGTCCAGTTGCCGGAAGTTTTGCCGTCTACCTCAAATCGGTTTCCCTTCATTAATTCCCCTAAGATTACTCCGTTTGGCTCCGCTCGGACATACAAGTTATTCACAGTAGATGTGGCCGTACCAGTAGCTTTCCACGTTTCTGGTACTATTTCCGGGGCGCTTTCGGTATATTTCGGCCGGATAATGGCTTGAATCTGGCTGGTATATCTCGTCCGGCGCATAACTTTTCCGCCGTTGCTGTCGTTTCCAGAAGATGTGTTTCCTTCTATGGTCAGATAACCTCCGGTGTTGTAGGTTTCCACGAACCCGATGTGATCAGCCACACCATCACCATCCCAGTCGAATAGGACAATATCGCCGTATTTTGCCTCCGTTTTCGGGACTATCAACCCTTTTTGTTTCGCCCAGTTATAAACCGTAGGACAATAGGCGGTTTTCTGGCCGTCATAAAACAGGCTGGATAGTCCGCACATGCGGAAAACATCCCATACGAACGCGCAGCACCACGGATACCAAGAGCCATTTACAGGGGCGCCGTAATAATCTGTATTGAAAATAACATTGTTGCTCCCTGGTGGATTTTCCTCTGTGCCAATATAGGAAGCTGCTTTATCCATAATCAATTTGGGTTGATTCATATTGGTTTCCTCCTTGTCGTATCGGGTGAGACTATACTGATTAATAATGGACATGACGTTATCAACGTAGGTTGGGCTGGTCGCGTATCCTCCATCTTTAATCGCCTGGGTGCAGGTCTGGGCGTTTGATTGATTGCAGGCCCTGGCATATCTGGGCAGACCCGTAATCAAGTCGTAATAATCCGTAACGCTTTCCTCTAGGCTGTCATAGGCCCGGAATAGGTCTGTGATAGTCGTGTAGTCCTTATCGTTGTAACATTCCTGCGTTTTGGTGCTGTATACCTTGCCCGTCCAGTCTGTCCCGGCTTTGATTCCGAAAAAGGCATTTGCTTTCACCATTAGGGCAGATGTGCCCCATCCGGTTTCCAGGGCGGATTGCGCGATGCAGACAGAGGGCAGCACCCACTTTTGCCCGGCATTCTTCCGTTTTTTGTATTCTGCCCGCGCCATAGTGGACAGCTTGTCTATAAAATTGTTTACCTGTGCTTTTGTTGCCATGTGGTTTCCTCCGTTAAAAAAGGTCTATACTCCGCCGTTTCCTTCTTTGTCAATCTTATCTTTGAGTACCGCGATATAGTTAGCCAACCATTTGGGCACCGGCGCGCCCATGCGGCCAGCATTTTCCGTGATAGACAGCAGTTCGTTGAGTATGTACCAGACTGTGGTTAAAAGGCTGAAAAACGTGCCGGAATGGACGTCTAAACCGATGTGCTTTGATAACATCATAATCACATAATCTAGTGTAATAGCAGCGGCTATCACAGCGGCATACCCCACTTTCTTTAGAATACCCTCTGCTCCTTTTGCGCTGCTCCACCCGTAATCTGGGTCGTTTGGGTGGGTGATGGCTTCCTTTTTACTGGCCGATATACCGCTGATATAGTCCGCAACCATAAGGAAGCATAGTGCGCACAACAAAGGAAATAATGCTCCCAGACGGTTGCTTAACCAAGCAATAACACCAGCCAAAGTTAATTGAAATAGCGTGAAGTATTTTTCCATAGGGTTCTCCTTTCTTGATTATGGTTAGAGTGGTCAAATCTCGTGTGGCGATTCAGATTCCTTTTCCAATTTTGATTAATAAAAAATGTCGCTATTTATCTAAATAATATTTTTACTAGATGGTCATTGATTCTTTCTATCACTCTCCACCCGCTATCGCTCACAGTAGCAATCCCGCCATCCAAAACATTGCAATATCCATTTATTTTGCAAGTTCCATCATCTCTTACTAAGAGCTGCCCCAACATACCAACCGGAGACCATTCTTTTCTTTCTGCTCTTGGTGAATAATTGATTTCCAAAGAATCATCAAAATCCGGATTTAAAACATACTCTTTCACTCGTCTTCTCTCATATCTGTATTCATCCTTATTTTCATCAGGAGGAACAAGAATTTCTCTTTCGGGATAAATAACCAATGGTTCACCAAATTCATCTTTTATAAATCTTTTGTGCCAATTATCTGGATCCGAATTGCCAATAACAACAGGTGTCGCGGAAATCACGCCGAGAATATAATTATCATCCTTTTGAGCTATTCTTATTTTATTTCCAATAACTGTTACAAAATATCCTCTCCTATCTTCATCATTAGCGTTTCCATCCTCCCACTCAAAAAATTCAGCATAATCCGCACCAGATGTATTATATGCGCCTTTTCCGAATACAGCAGTATCCGTTACCCTGAAAGAATTAGAATAAGAAAAAGCAGAATCCCCAATAATGAACATGGAATTATCATCAACATGTTTCGCGTTGTAGTAACCAATTACAAATTGTCGGGCAGAATCAGAAGTTATACTATCTCCAATGCATACACTTGTCATTTTATTGGCTTTGCAATTCGCTCCAATAGAAATGGTATTATCTACGTTTGCTTCACACATATATCCTAACGCAAAACTGCAAGTGCCTTTCGCTTTGCAAAAATATCCAGAAGCGAAAGCGGGGTAGTTGTTTGTCCTGGCAGACGTTTCGCAACTATACCCTCCACAATGATCAAATGAACCCAATGGAGAATTGCCAAATCCTTCCGCTGTGGAACAAGATGCCGCAATCACACCATTTTTTACCCCGGTTTGAACATATCCATTCCGCAGTCCCGTTGGAACATCAAATGTATTGGTAGCGCCATTTTCGATTTCGGCCAATTTATTTTTTGCGGCGGTGGTAAAATCATTCGTTGACAGCCCTTTCCCAGCAACTTTATCCACTTTATTCACGATTACAGTACCCCAAGCGTCAAAAATCGTTTCATTTTCCTGGATAGCGTCAGCAATTTCTTTTAAGGTGTCCAGCGTTTCCGGTGCGCCATTGATTAAATCTCCTATTTTGGTATCCGTATACTGTTTTTGGGCATTGCCTGCCGCCGTCATTTCCGAACTGAGTTCGTCTATCTTACTAGCGATTACCTTGTTCTGAACGGGGTTTTCGGAGGAATTGCTTAGTTCGGAATCCACCGTTATCGTGACTTCTGATGGACTATATCCCAGGGCGTTTTCCACTTCTTCAGCCGTCAGTCCTGCTCGTATTTCTTCTGGGGTCATATCAGCGACTTTCCCCAGCCCAATATTTTCTTTTGTAATGTCCACGTCTCCCGTGCGGTACGCGGTTTCCGCCCCGCCTTTTACCGCTGTGGGCGATGGAATTTCTATGGTCTGGTCTATGCTGCCGTCAAAGCTTCCCGTTTGCGATCCAGTAAAAGTCAGTGTATGCACGAGTGCGTCTGCTGTCTGCGCGCTGGCCGCTTTCCCATCAACAGGCAACGCGCCTATGTCCTGCGGGGTAATAACTACATACCCCTGGCGGTATTCGGCTTCAGAAGCCCCTTTGATACCGGCTACGACGCTTTCCAAACCCATTCCCCTAGCGAAAATGTGCCAGTATTCGCTATCATCTTCTGGTACGTTCCCAATACTATCTTTTTTTGCTATATAGGACGCGCCGCTATAATATACGATGTCAAGAAATTCATATTCCGTAGCAACATCGTAATTGCCGCGTACACGTAGCCCAATTCTACCTGCATCTTTCATGCTACTAACCCCCATTTCAAATGACCATCTTCCACTTTGAAATCTACCCACGTGCCCTCATAATATATATGGCCGTCTTCTATATTCACTATGAACACAGGGCTTTGTACGTCGAAAGCGTCATTTATCTTATCCACAGCGTCATTCCCTGCCTGTTCCACCTTGCCTAAATATTCTTTGGATTCGTCGGCGCTCTTTTTGGACTGCTCGCTATAATACTTTGAGTTATCTGTTTCGTCGTTCTCCCGGATTTCGTTGTTTGTTCCTATCGCATAACTTTTAGACAGATTAGCGTAGCTTTCGGAATCGTCCGCCTCTTTTGCCGCTGCGTTGGCAGAATCCGCCGCATCATTTGCGGAATCTGCAGCCTTTGCAGCTTCTTGCTCTGCTTTTTCTGCGGAATCAGAAGCAGCAAGTGCAGAAACGGCGGCGCCATCCTCGCTGGTTTTGGCTGCATCCTCGGACACTTTGGCTTTCGTTTCTGAATCCTTTGCTGCTACTTCACTAGCTTTGGCCGCGTTTTCTGAAGCTTTGGCATTTGTTTCACTTTGCTTGGCTTTCGTTTCACTGATTGCCGCTGCCGCCTGGGAATCTGCTGCTGCCGTTTCGCTGTCCTTTGCCGCCGCATCGTTTTTGTGCTGCTCGGCAAGGGATTCAAATGCTTCAACCGCTTCTTGAATGTCTTGGCATGTGGCAAGGATTTCCCGGACCATTTCCAGATCTGCCTCAAACGATTCATAAGTAGCCATGCGCAGACAAAGCCCTGGAGCAAAGCACATACGGACATACCTTGTATCCGTTGATACCGCCCATTCACCAGCAGACATTTGACCCGAATCAAAATCTCGCTCTGCTCCCCGGCGCATCCGCATGGTTGCTTTTATTGTGTTAATCGCCATGGTTTTACTCCTCTTTTTCGCTATTACTTGCTGCTTCGTCCTTTGCTTTCTGTTCCTCCAGAAATTCTGTGTATTTCTTTATATCTAATTCAAGCTGCCTTTTCTCCCCCTCGCGGACGGCTTCCAACAACTCTTCTAAAATTCCTCTGGTTATAAAAAACGGGAGTCCGTAAGTATTAATATCTTCCGCAAGTTTTTCTTTTAATTCGTTTCTGGTGATTGTAACTGGTTTTTGCATTTTTTTCCTTTCTGCATATGAAATATTAATTATGATACTTATAGCTGGTGAGCATTCCCTTTGTGAAATAAAGCGTATAATTCCCTATTCTAAGCCCTCCGGTTTCCGTCGTGAGTCCATTTACGCTAACGCCCCCTATGGATAAACTTCCCGTTATCTTTAAAGAAGTCGCTGTTATATCGCCAGATACGTCGGCGTTAGTCGCGTAAAGCTTTCCGCTTCTCGTAACCCTAAACGGACAACTGGAATAATTACTATGGCTTGTTCCGCCAGCGGCAAACACGTATGGTGCGCTGGGCTTCTGAACCACCACAACCCCCGTGGAAGAATCTCCGGCATATATCTTGCTATCAGTAATCGTAAATCCTCCAATAGTTCCAGATGTACAGGTCAGCACGCCGCTTGAAGTCATCGAAGAATAAGAACTATCCCAAGATATATTAGAAGCTTTTAAGCGAATACTGTTTGCGCTTTGTTCTATAAGAGAACTCACTTCCCCGGAGGTAACTCTTGTCGATATTTGGTTGTTTACATATGTAGTTGTAGCATAGTTAGCAAGCTTTCCATCTATTTGACTTGTAGTCGAATATGCGGTAAGATTTATTTTATTTGCGGACAATTGAATGGTTGTATCGGAATTATTAATAGCGTTTGCTACATCGTTTCCTGACAATTCTATGTTTTTTGCAGCAATTTTAACAGTCGAGGGAGACTGACTAATCATAGAGGCTATTTTTGTTCCAGTGTAGTCTGATTGCTTTACCGTAGAAAGAAGCCCGTTTTCGTTGGCGGTAATCCTTGCGTCAAAAGATGAATACTGGGATTGTGCATTGTTTTTTGTCTCATAGGTTTGCGATACAGAAAGTGTGATTTCATTAGCTTTTTGGGTTATCTTGCTGTCCAGCTTGCTATAATTCCCCTCCACCGCGGTTTCAAGCTGGGAAACATTTGTTTCTATGCCGTTTATATCAACTTTGAGGGAGGCGTAATATTCTTGCGCAATTCCGTCTGCTATGGAATCAATCGTTTCCCCGGACGATAAAGAAAAATCATCCGCAACAATCCGCACTTCCCCAGTATCTGCGTCGGCCAGGAATGTGGTTACATCGCCTTTTTTTACTTCAAATCTTCCAGAACGTATCCAGTCTGCGACAATCCCGATTGCGTAAAGGATATTTACAACCGCGTTGCCGTTTTTATCGAATCCGGCAGTGTAACTTTTCCCCCCATCTTGCGAAACGAAAAAGCCATCTATCCCCATCTTGTATATTGTTACGGATTCTTCCAAAGTGGGCGCGTCGTGCGCATATATGATTTTTCTGCCGTCCTCCGAGGTTTCTACCGTGCTGAAAAAACCCAGCATATTCATAGCAAGCTGTGTCATATTCTGAACGGCCTGATCGTACTCGGTTATCTGTTGCTCCGCGTTCCTGCGGGCTTCCACAACCGCCGCTGCCGCCTGTGAAAAATAAACGCTGCCGTTTCGTAACGGGTCTTCCGCCTCACAAGCTACCTGAGCATAGCCGCCCACTGTGTAGACAATAGAATTCAGAAAGGATAAATAGGCGTTTCCTTTCCTGTCAGATACTTTCACGGTGTCGAACGGCTCATACAGAGGGTTTCCTGGTATCTCTGCCGAAAACGGGCGGAACATCATGCCCACTATCTTGCCGCCAAGGAAATTCGCCACCTCATTTTCTTTTCCAAGGGTGAGGGGATTTTCTTTGACCTCTATCACATACCCCTCTTCCCCGAACAAAATCGTGGTATCCTCTTCTTCTGTTGAGGCAGCCTTTTTCTCTACCCTTACCCCGGTTATCTGTACGTCGTCCGTACACACGTTCAGGGACTTGACCGAATATATATGCTCTGGCTGCTCATCTGTAAAAAGTCCTCCGTCTATGATGGTATCTGCGCGGTAATTTTTGAAATCGCCGCCGTCTATCACGGTATCGTGTGGGTATTGTTTGAAATTGCCGCCGGATATGTATGTTAGTGCAATATCAACGTTGTACCAGACGAGTTGCATATACCCGTCGTTGTCTATCCTGGCGTTATATCCGGCTATCTGCGCCGCACAGGACAGCACCCGGCGGCACGTCAGGTTATAAGGGCGTTCATTGACCATGAACGACATATTGTCAAAATGGCGGAAGCCTATGGGAATGCCGCACACAGAACATATATCCGTTATGATGGTTTGAAGCGTTGCTGGGTAGGTGGTATTTACCACGGAATAGTCTTTATCCAGCTTCCACATCCCGTCTACCGCGCTTATCTCTATGACTTCCCCAGATGTAGCGGGGACCATGGAGTAATAAACGCCTTTTCGGATTTTCTCAATCCGCCCATCGTCAAGCTGCATAGCGACGTATAGGTTGATGATAGAGTTATAGAAGTCGTAGTCTGAAAACCGTTCGTCATGGTTGGCTATCATAATTTTCACCGTCTTGCCGATGGTAAAACCTACGCCAAACTTTCCGTCAGTGGTCTTGTCCTCTATGGTACACCCGCCGCTGGCCATAAAGTCTTTGTATGTAAGATGCAGCACCGTCCCATTACTCAGGGTAATATCCGCATAATTTACAATACGCCCACCCTTTTTTAGTTTTTCTTTAAATTCTTTACTCGCATTTATCATACTGGATTGATCACCACCGCATTAAATGATAGGGATTCCCAAACGAATATCCCGTTAGATTGTTTTAAGGTTCCCGCGCTGTAATCAGAAGTATAAAAAGCATCCGTTCTCCAAACACCTTCGGATATGCTTAAATATCTCAAGCTGTATTCCGATTTATTTTTTATCTGCTGGATAATCCTTGCTGCTTCTTCCGGCTCTATGTATCTCCATTCAAAGGAATAGCTTTCAACTGTACCCAAAGGAATATTGTGCATTACAATATCTTGCGTCCGGCCAGAATCATCTGTGGAGGTAGTTGCGCCGTTGGGTTTAAAGGTATCCGGCGTTTTGACCGGTATTCCGTTAAATTCAAATGGCCTGTCCATCTTTTATATCCCTCCTAGCGCAAACATATTTTGCCCGGTGGACATCTGCCGCACCTTCCCTTCATTTACCACAACATCGGCCAGTGTCCGGCCATCAACCACAAGTTTTACCACGATCGTCTCACCGTTTCCGCCCCCGCCAGTCAAACCAAGCGCCGAGAGAACCTCTAAAAGCGCTTCCTTGTTAGCTTCTTTTATTGTGGACAGCGGGGAGACTACCTCGTGTTCCCTTGTGTTATCACCTAGCACAGCCATAAATTCTTTGTTGGGTGGTACTACTGTGCCTTGGGCTAGGTAGGGAATTTGCGGGGCCGTCCAGTTCCAAAGATTAAATCCGATACTGCTGTATCCGGTCAATCCCTGGAGCCAGTCAGGAATGTCTATTCTAAGCTGATTCAAAGCAGAAACAATTCCGTTTTGCATGGTCTGCACGCCTCTAAGAAGCCCGTTCAGCGCACCAATTATCAGATTTATAGGAGCTTTTACAATCGCCACAAAACTGTCCCATATGCCAGAGAATGTTTGCTTAATTCCTTCCCACGCCTGTTTCCAATTCCCTGCAAATACGCCAGAGATAAATTGAATCACACCATTAAATATCTGTTTGACACTATCAAATATGTTTTTGATGTTTTTGAAAAAGCCTTCTGCCACGCCTCCAAAAACCCCGAATGATTCAGACCAGCCTTTGGAAAAATCTGAATTGAGCCACTTCCCTAGTGCGTTCATAACCGCTTTAACGACTCCGATACCAGCAGAAATTATATTTTTTATCAACTCCCACGCCGTACTGACTACGGATTTTATTCCCTCCCAGCCTGCAGATAATACATCTGCTACAATTTTTATTCCTCCGCTAATAATAGATTTAATTGCGTTCCATGCGCCAGAAACAACGCCTTTTATGAGTTCCCATATCCCACTAAAAATCTCTTTGACACCTTCCCAGGCTTTTTCCCAATCCCCAGTAAAGACACCAACGATAAAATCTATTACGCCACTTAATACATCCGCTATATTCCCTACGGCTTCTATTATGAACTCTAATACGTTGAGAACGTTCCCTCCGATGAATTCCACTACATCCGCAAGTATGGGCACGATATTTTCAGCAATCCAGCTAAACAATGGAACTAAAACTTCTTCCCATAGAAGCCTCAGAGCATCAATTAGCTTTCCTATAAAATTTTTAACTTTATCGATTGCCTCACCGAACGGGCCCTCCATAAGTTCCTTGAATCTTTCGCCGAGCCCTTTCAATACCGGAACTATGTACTCGTTATACCCATCCAATAATTTGCCAAAAATTTCGGACAACCCATCTGCAACAGAATCAAATAATGGCTTTAAGTGTTGATCATAGATTTGTGTTACTGCATCCCTGACTGTCTGCACGGCTGTTAAAAGCCCACTCGTAAACGGCTCTATCGCTTCGAGTGTACCTTCTATGGCGTTCTTGATTTTTTCTTTGTTGTCAATAATTGGCTGGGCAATCATATTGAGAATATCACGACCAAGTTTTGCGGCATTTTCGCTAATCATCATGCCGACTTCTGCGAATATACCTATTAAATTTCCTGTAATCTGCTGGGCAGTCTCCCCGCCGAAAACAGAAAAAATATCTGCTAACGCAACGGATAAATCTCCGATTATTTTCAATATATCCGTTCCGATGTCGAACATTTCGACTATATAATTTTTGATACGCTCTTTATTCTGGGTAAGATATTTTTCTATTCCGCCTATGAGATTGGCTGCAATAGTCAAGCCTATACTGGCCACCGAACCTGTGACCTGCCCTAACGTCAGTGCTAGTTGGTTTCCGAATTGGGTTGCTGCGGATAATACGGCTGGGTCTGTAAATATTTCTTTTAATGTTTTTCCTATTGACAGGACGTCTTGTTTTATCCCCTCAAGAACCGGCTTATAATCTCCGAGACCTTCAAAAAAACCGCGCTTAAAAATTCCGGATAACGCTTTGGCTCTTTCAATAATTGCGTCAAATATATCCGATATTTTGCCAAGGATAGTTTCGCCTTCTGCGAGATTTCCATAATCAATATCTTGTACCGCGTCCATCAATCCGCCCGTTGCGACATTCACAGCCTCAGTATCTGGAGTTTTCGATTTTTCAATTTCTGGGACTTCAATATCTTCTTTTCCAATCTTGTGTATCTCATCCAGCGGGGACAAGTAGCCTTTCGCCGCCTTTTCCGCTTCTTTGGTGGCTTCTGCTGCGTCTTCTGTGGCACTGGCTAGATTTTCCGCCCCGGACGCTGCGGTATTGTAATCATCTCCTAACCCTGGAATTGTGTCTTGGCCTGCATCAATGGCTGTTCCGACTCCTGCTAATCCTGCGCCTTTTCCAGAAGAAGCTTTGTTTCCGGTAATCAATTCTGTAAACGCCTTAAAAGATTGGGCAAGCACGTTAAGCTTAGCTATTAAAGCGTTTATCATTTTTAACACGGGGGTCAGTATATTAATCAGCCCTTGACCCAAAGTTGCTTTCAAACTATCAAATTGAAGCTTCAGCACCCTTGTTTGATTAGCCCATGAATCAGAAGTACGGATAAAGTCGCCAGATGCTTGGGAGAGTCGCTCCAACACAAACCGATACCGTAGGGCAACCTTTTCCTGCTCGGTCATTTTATTGACTGTTTTTTCTATTCCGTTAGCTAGGGCATATTGGTTTAGCGCTGCCTCAGTCATGACAACACCAATATCTTTAAGGGTTTCTGTTTCGCCAGAAAAAACGGATTTCAGTTTCGTATACGCTTCGTCTTGCGTTATGTCATAAAATGAAGCAACATCCCCGGCGAGTCCTGTCAGGGTAGTACCCATCTCAAAGGCTTCTTTTTCCGCAAAGCCGAACTGCTTTGCCATGGTTCCGAAAAGAGATGAATACCGCTTTGCCATGGTTTCGGAGAGACCGAAATTTTTTGAGGCGCTCGCCGCAAATTCGTTCATAGCTTTGGTCATATTCGGGAACGCCACCGAAACAATATTTTCCACCTCTTGCAGTTCCGAGCCCAGACGCGTAGCCTCTTTGCCAAACTGGATAATCTGCTTTGCTGCGAAAGCCGTCGCAATGACAGAGCCTAGTTTTTTGACGGAATTACCCAAAGCATTCAGAGAACTAATAGCCTGGGTGGTATTCTTCCCAATCTTCCCCAGCGATTTATTGATACCTGATATGCCCTGATCAATCCCGTTTGTATTTATTTTTGTGCCTATTCGGATAACTCCGTCGTATTGTGCCATAAAATCCACCTACAACTTTTTTAGGTCAGCGGCGCACTCCTGTTCGTGCGTCGGTAATTTATAGGGTATTTGACGGTGAAAAATGTTCACCGCGAAATTCTTCGCCGTATTTCAAGTCTCTAATTTTCTTTATTTTCGGTTATCCGAGTACCTCGTCCATTAAAGCCCTGTACTCTGCCTCCTGCTCCAGTTCTTCCTTTGTTTTGGGCCTTTCCAGCTTCACCAATTCCTTGTTGTGAGCCAGGAAATCTTTTTCGTACTTTTCCAGCTTCTTGCCTCGGTTCAGTTTATTGCGAATCCCTACGACAAAAGAAAATGTACCTTCCCCCACTTCATTGAAATAACCAAGGAATGTCCACCAGTGCAAATAATCCAGGCTCCTTGTCTCCGTTCCAGCCACTTTATTGACCGCAGAAAATATGATCTGCTCATCTTTTTGCCAGCTATATGCAGGCTTTTCCAGCATTTCCCTTTCTGGCGCTCCTGCGGTTACAAACCAGCTTATTTGTTCAACGGCTTCCTGGATATTAAACCCTTCCCGTGCTGCTAGAATCACATCCTCAGCACAGGAAAAGGCTTCAAATACCAGATAAATAGCTACAATCCATTTTTCCTCCTGGGCCAATTCCGGATCGGAAAAGACTTCAAATACCTGGAGGATATTGCGGAAATCGGTGCGGATAGAGCAATCAATGCCGTCTACCGTTAATGTATCTGGCAGCGCCCCTATCATTTATCAGACTCCTTTTTGTGGTCTTGTGGTTGATATTTTGCCATGGCTGCATTGACTTCCTTAATATATTTCCCAAAAATCTGTTCCATGACAGGCGTGATTTCGTTGAAAAAGTCAATCACGCAGTTTTCGCCCGGAAGGAAATTATGTACTTGCTCATAATTATCAGCAAAATATTTGCGTATCGTTCCTTCCCCAAAGATGCCGTCTATGACTTCAACAAACTGCTCTGAAAGGCTTGCGCGTTCCTCATATATTTTTTTCTCTTTTTCGTCTGTGGATTTCTCATCATCCCTGCCCTCATACTCTTTGTTGATAGCCTCAATGCGTTTAGGGAAATCTTCCACAAGGGCCAGCATCTTTTCCCGCCCATTCGCAAAATCTCTGGGTAAATTCGCGTTATCCGGGTGAATTGCAATGTAATCCTTTCTATCATTCAATTCTACCTTCATAGCGTTACTTTTAGTTCTGATACTATATTCCATACATGAACACCCCTTCCAAGATAACTTTGAAATTAATCGCTCAGGCTGCCGCTTGCCTCATCCAAAGATGCGCGTGCTGCGCCTCCAGCGGTAAAAGTAGGCATCTTGTCTGCAACCGACACAGTCCCTTGCGTCCTACCTCCATCCTCATTGATTGTAAATGGGATGGCATAACCTGAAGTGGATCCACCATCATTATCCACCACAATTTTTACCGGAACAGAATATCCAGCTCCAGTTCCGGTCTTTGCCCCAGTCTGGCTCACTTCAATATCAAGCGTAGCTACAATCATTGTGGCGGACGTATGTTCATCGTCCACAGCCAAATTATCCGCAATGTATTGGATATGGGGATAAATAGCATCATCACGCCTTGCTATATACTCGTTTGACATCGACGGGGTGTATCCGTTATTTACAAATGTTGTTTCTCCCTGCACGTTCTTGATAGTTTCTGTGTCAGGGTTTGTATCGATTGATAAATCGTCCGAATCTTTACCCAGGCAAGTATACTTTGTATTATCAAATGTCAGCCACATTGCCCGGCACCCTCTTAAAATTTTTCCTGTTTTTGCTACGTCAGGCATTTTTACTCCTTTCTACCCCATAACTTTTAGGGGTCAGCGACTTACTCCAATTGCAAGCCGGTAATTATTTAATCCACTTCATATTCCATTACCGCATCCGCCGCATAGACCGTACTTTTGTCCTGACCGGTCTCGTCCTTATACGGAACGGCGCCGGATGCCGTAATCTTCGTTATCTCCCTGCGGTCTGTCAGCAAGGGCAAATCTCTTGTGTTTTCCAACCACCGCATAATCCGCCCAACATAGGCCTGTGCGTCAATACGGAGGTTTGAGGTTGTGGGATTGCTCTTGTACGCCACCCGAAAGTTAATCTCTGCGGTAAATCCACCAAGAACATTACGACTCTTGTATCTGCCGCCCAAGACAAACACCGCCAGTGACTTATTCGTCCCCAGCGCGTCATACTCCGCCTTAACGTCCGGGTCGCCTGTCTGCCGGGGGTACTGCCGCACCAGCTTCCAAAGAGCTTCCTCGATAATGCTGTATTCGGTTGCGCTTAATAGTTCTATTTGGTCGTTCATAGGCTACTCTACAACTTCCCAATCATCAGCCAACATATCCGCCTGAGAAGCAAGCCATCCCATCTGTACGCCGGACGTACCAACAAACGCAATAGCTTTATTGCCGATGTTCTCATGGTTGCAGTTGACAACCTCACCGCCCATGTTCTGATAACTGATATTCTGCGCCAGTTCGATATACTGCTCTTTTCCGTTCCATCCCTTGCGCTTTGCTTTCTTTCCGTTCTTAATTGCTTCTAATGCTTCTCCAAAATACATATTCTTATTTTCCTCCAATCTGAAAATGCGGTATCAGCGAAAACACCGCAAAACTGCTCATTTGGTAGACATAGCTGTACTTGCTTTTCATGTACTCATAGAAACCGCCGCCATACTCCGGGCTGCTGCTGTCCTGCATACCAACAGGAGCATCAATGTCAAGGTTTAACTCCTTTTTCTTCACAAGCACGAAGAAATCCCCGGCCGTGCTTAATGTGAAATTTTGCAGCATTTCATCAGCCGTCAAGTCGTTCCAAATCTCCGGCACAAGGTACGGTTTCGGGAGCGTACTGTCATTTGGGATTTTCAACAAACAGTCGCTCACGTCCTCACTGCCGCTTTTGCTCTGATTCTGCTCTTTGGTGAACTCCACCCGGACATTATCAAGGCGTGTTCCGAAATACTGCTCTGCGCCCGTTGTGTCGTTGTAATAGCGGTTGTATATGATTACGCTGTCAATGTAGCCTATTCCCATAGCTACCACCCACACCCTATCGAAAGACTCTTGCTTAATGACTGTTCAATCTCTTTCACAAGTTTCTCTCCGCTGATAGTAAATGCGCCGCCAATATTTATAGCAACATCATCTATACCATTCGGAATAGCATTTGGAATAGCGATTTGCGGCATTTCTATATATGCATACATTTCCATGCGCTTATGGTCGCATTTATCCATCTTGGGGCATTTCTGGCACTTTTCAGCCATTTTTGATATAGTTCCCATTTACCACACCTCACGATTTCTCGGATATGCCCCGGCATACAGCAGATTGACACCGTTTGCGTCCGGCACGCCGCCCAAACTATCCCTTACCATGCCGTAAATCGTAGTATCAGCCACTTTCTTATCCTTTGCCGCCTCCATTGTGGCGGTACTGGCAGAACCGGCGGCGGAATAGCCAATGCTTTCAGAGCCGGACGATATGGACGTGATAACCTTTCCCTTTACCGTCCCGTCTGCCTGCGCCACCGTCCCCATACTCTCCATTGCGGCGGCGCTGTAACTGTCAATCTGATAGAGAAAGTCTGCCAGTTCGCAGACGCAATCTTTCACCACTTCTGCGTCTCGCTCATTGGTCGGAAAGGCAAATTGCAGTTTATTGCCGGTTATGCCGTCAATCCTGCGCTCTGCCCTCCGCCCAAATCGCTTGTAATCGCCCGCAGACATTTTTCCACCATATTCAGTTTGGTAATAGGTATAATCTGCGTACATGGGTTGCTCCTTAAATCTCTTTCTTTCTGCGGCTGAAACAGAAACATTTGCCGAAAATGTTTAACTGTAACCATGATTCGGCGTACTGCTTTCCATTCTCGCCATATTTAGTCATGTAGTGATGTAACATGATTAACCTCCTTATGACAGGTTAGACTTTCTCCTGCCTTTCTTTTCTTCCTGCGGCTCTTCCTGCTTTTTTGTGTAGCCGATTTTCGCTATCACTTCGTCAAGCGTCAGATACCCTATTTCATCAGACATAAAGCCGTTTTCCTTGTCAATAATGACTTCTTTCTTCTCCGTGATTTTAACAGGAAACGCCCTGCCCCCGGATATAAGGTAGGGCATACCGTCCTGTATAATGAACCGCATCAGCCGTTTGAGATAATCTGCCCGATTTTGATGTTCTTCTCGTTGAACGCCAGCGACCAGTTGTCAGCCGTTCCGAGTTCCTCTTTGGTCGGGGATTCGTTTGCAATGTTCTTAACGTTGAGGTCGAAGCCGTTTGGGTGAAGTACGCGCCCCTCTTTGGTGTACAGCTTTTCAATACCTGCGCGGCTCTCCGGGTCATAGTCGGTATAGTATGGCTCATTGTAATTAGTCTTTCTTGCCGTCAGAAGTGCGCCTCTGCCGACAATCAGCGTCTTGTACTTCGGCACATCGCCGGAAGCGTCCACTGTAAAGCGGTCAGAAGTGACAACCACAAGCCCATTGATTGTAGGCAGGTTGACCTCCTGCGTCAGCCCGTTCGCATTGTTGTACTTTGCATACTCTACCAATCCCAACGCCTGATACCGGGCAAGGATATAGGAATTCATGATTGTCAGCCCGAAGCCGTTCGCCATATCGCCCAAGGCTTTCTGCTGTGCGTAAATCATAGTCGTTTCATCAATCTTGTTTGCGTCTGCCACCGTGCCGCCAGTAGCAGAAATGTCCATAACATGATTTTTCATCTCGTCAAGCGTCATAATCGCCCCGACAATGTTCATCAGTTCCGCTTCCCACACCTGCTGATAGTAATTGTTGACACTGTTTGCTATATGCTGTAACGGGTCTGCGCCAGTCAATTCCTTTGTGAAATCCTGCGCTTTCCACGCCATCATACGCTGAATCAACATAGCGGTCTGCTTTCCTCCGGCAATCTCTTTCGGTATGTTGTCGGTCAGACCGTCATTGTTGTAAGGCTCGTAGTCTTTAATATCCATAGCCTTGTAGAAAGGCAAGGTTGCCACGTTGCCTTCTGAACCGATAAGGTTCATAATCGTTGCGTCCTCCTGCAAAATGCCGGACGCGATAATTGCATTGCTCCATGTTGGCTGTTCTGCCATGTAATCCGCAAATACCTCCGGGTCAAAGACAAAACCGCCAAATGTTCCTGTTCTTGGCATCTGTTATTCTCCTTTTCTCATTCTTTCATATGCCGCAGGGTCGGACGCTTTCAGCTTCATGCGTTCATCAAGGCTCATAGCCTTAAACTTCTCGGAAATGGTCGGCTGCGCTGCGCCTTTCAGCGGTCCCGTGAACGGTTTTGCCCGCCCTGCTTCAAGTTGTTCCTGTTTTTCGTCAACGAAAGCGGAAGCGTCTTTCTCTTTCATCTGGGAAATCAAGTCATTCAATCCGAGAATTTTACCGTCTTTCAGCTTAAGTCCGGCTTCCTTAATATCCGCCATAACAGACTTTTTCGCCGCTTCACTGGTAAACTTCACGCCCTCAAGTTCTTCCTTTAAAGCGTCTGCAAAATCACGCTCGTACAGCTTTGCGTCTCTATCTTTCTCTGCGTCCTCGGCTTTCTTTTTCCATTCGGCAAGTTCGGTCTGCACCTGCGCCGGGTCAATGCCTTCAAATCCTTTCAGGGCTTCCTCTGCGTTCTCAGCTTTTTCTTTCCATGCGTCCCGGTCGGTTTCCAGCTTGGAGATAGCCTTGTTATGCTCCGCTGTGTTCTTATAATGCTCGGATAAGGTTTTCTTCACATCAGCCTGCTTGTCTGCCGGAATCTCAATCCCAAATGATTTCAACGTTTCGATAAGTTTCTGCATAATTATCCTCCTGGTCGTGTTTATTGACCTGCCGCCGCAGGTATGGATTTAGGCAGATAGACCACTGCCGGGGTAATGCACCCATGCGGAATCGAACCGCCCATGCAGCGCCATTACTGACGGATGCACCCTCTTGAAAGGAGGGTTAGGGTATATCGAAAATTAGATAATGTCAAAATAAAAACGCCAGCAAACACGATTTCTCGTATCTACTGGCACCCATAGCCGTTATGTATAGCCCATTCTATACACCGTCAATATATCTTTTTTTCTTTTCTACCTCATAAACAATCATTTTGCCGTTTTTATCCTGTCGGACTTCGGCATTATTTCCGCGTCTGATAATCTCACGTAAGACTTTTTCGATGCCTTTTTCTTTCTCCATTATCATACCTCAAATATGGAATCAATTTGTACCATTCTTTTGTGGTTTCCGACAGGGGATAGCCAATCTCCCTGCCAGCACCAAAATCACAAGCCATTGACCGCATACGCTTGATATAGTCGGCGGCTAACCGACAGAACACCGGGGCAAGGATTTGAACCTTGATTGAGTATTGGCCTAATACTCCACTATCCAGTGTGCGTCTCACCATTTCCGCCACCCCGATAAAAATGCGCGCCTTATAAACTACCCTGGACCGCTCGGCAGTCAACTTAATTTACTTCCAGCGCATTATCCGCAACTGCCGGATTACTGCAATCACCGGCTAGTCTCATCTGCTGCGGATAAAGTTTTTCGGAAACTTTATAGCATTGCAGGACTTCAAGTTTCCTTTGGGTAGATTGTCCATTGTCTGTCTGCGAGAACCGTGCAGGGTAAATCAATCACTGACATTCGTCTACCTGTGCAACCACGTACCGGCTTTGATGATTGATAATACATGCAGGGGAGGAACACTGCCATGTTTTCGTGACTACTACATGTTTTTATCACCCTTGGTTTTCCGGTCCTAAGGGGACAAGTGCAACAAGTAGTTTCTGTTTTCCGTTGCCGACATTGGTATCCGCACAACTGTTGCCCTTGCAATATTATCATACCATAGCTTTCAAAATATTTTGTACCATTTTAAACGGAATTTTAATGACTCTTTTGAGGAATGACAGGATAGACGGAGTTGTTGTAAGGTTTAAGGCAAGACTTGCCAGTGAATTTATAAGGATGCGGAATTTTATCCGTGAAAAACAGTCAAAGCTATGGAATGACACGCGAATCGCCAGCAAGGAAAACCGCCTAAAAGAAACAGATGTAATAAAATTGCTTGCTGAATACGCCAAGGAGCAGGGGAGTGAACATTCCGACAAGCTATACATAGTATACACCAAATTGGCAAATACCATTATCGGCGGCAAGCGTGATGATATGACCGCTTCGGAACTGAATACCCTTACTCTGGTAGAAAGCATCATAAAGCAGACCATAGAGATTGATATGTCAATGGGTATGCATTATAAAGATATTTATAAGGACTGCAAGGCGAGGATAGAACAATTTGGAGAAATTACATATTTGAGTGCATAACAGGGTGGAAGAATTTCTTTCCACTCTTTTTGATTCCTATTGACTTATGTCTACAAATTGTGTGAAAAAATGTAAGATTTCCTTTAAATTTTTGATTTAAGAATATTGACAATCTGTTTATCATATGATATTATCAAGGTGTCAACAGTAAGTCTTGCGTAAGTGCCACTGTCTTGGTAAGGGTTATGTGTTAGCCCCGCCCGTAAGCGATTGACACCGATATTCAGCAGGCTTAACAGCCTGCTTTTTTTGAGAGGACAGGCATGGAGTATTTATATATTGACGAATCTGGTACAATGACAGTTTCACACCACAAAACGCACCCTTATTTTATAATTCGATCGTTAAATTTGATTTTTTTACAGCATCCTTTTATACTATATACACCAGACCACTATCTGGAATATAGTAAGAAAGGAGAAATGTGCATGACCAATATTGCTGAAAAAGCATTAAAGCAGTTGTATGATGAATATGTCAGAACTGGGATTAACGATTGGCAAAGCATTGATTCTGCTGCCGGAAAACAGCTTGTATCGCTAGGTCTTGCAAGAGATAACGTGCAAGGGGATTTCATGCTTACCGATGAAGGTATTGAACAAGCGTCAAGCTAAACAAGAATTGCGGCGCTTTTTTAGCGCCGCTTTTCTTATGCTGCCCCAAATTTAATCCTCTTCATAAGGCGTTCCCTTAACAATCTCCTCCGCAGCAGTTTGCTTTCCGTGAATATCATAATTTGCTAAATACGAAACAGTCGTATCAATATCCAGTTTTACCTTCCACCATTCCCCGTCATTCGGTGATGTGTGGCAAAGTAAGGAAAACTGCTTTGCATCCTTGCCGAAATCTTTACCGTTTACGCGGAAGATTTTATTCTTTACGTCAATCTCAATCGTTTCCAGTTCCACATCTGGTATAAATCGCTCTCTTTTTGTTGGCATTTTTTTCTCCTTTCCAAAACCGCTCGTCTTTTTCTTTATTTTATCACAGATTTTACTAAAATTTGTACCATATTTTCAGATTCAGGCATTTACATTGTTGTATATCACATAAAAAATTACAAGACTTCCTTTAATTTTTTCGGAGTATGTGGTAAAATGTGGAAAAATGTAAAATGAGGAGGGTTTAAGAAAACATGGAATTTGCTGAATCATTGAAACAATTTTCAGAACGGGTGCAAAGGCTCAAAGATACTATCAAGACAGAAGAAGCAACAAAAATGTCGCTTGTTGTTCCAATATTCCAAATTTTGGGATACGATATATTTAACCCTATGGAATTTTGTCCTGAATATACGGCGGATGTCGGAATAAAAAAAGGGGAAAAAGTTGATTATGCAATATTGGAAGAGGGGAATCCGATTATCTTAATTGAATGCAAAAGCTGCTCTGAACAGCTAGATAAGCATTCTTCCCAACTTTTTAGGTATTTTGGAACAAGTACAGCTAAATTCGGAATACTTACAAATGGAATGATATATAGGTTTTACACAGATTTGGAAGAAGCTAATAAAATGGATATGGTCCCATTTTTAGAAATTGATATAACGAACATAAAAGAACCGATGATCAATGAGCTAAAGAAGTTCTGTAAAGAATCGTTCGATAAAGAACAAATATTCAGCACTGCCGAAGAACTGAAATATACTTCATTAGTCAAAAACGAACTTTCGCAGGAATACGAAAAACCATCTGAGGAATTTGTGAGATTCATACTAAATAGGGTTTATGACGGCCAGAAGAATCAAAAGGTTATAGAGAAATTTACCCCCGTTATAAAGAAGGCTTTTTCTTCTTTTATAAACGAAATTGTTAATAGCAAAATCTCGTCAGCACTAACTAAAGATTCTCAAAACGAAGTACCAGAAGAAACCACAGAGACTACGAAAAATTTTAGTGGGAAAAACCCAAGAATAGTAACAACACAGGAAGAACTTGAGTCTTTTTACATCGTAAGGGCTATGCTGTCTGATGTTGTTGAAGCGTCAGATATTGCTCATCGGGATACTGAAAGCTATTTTGGGATTCTTTATAAGGATAATAACCGAAAACCTATTTGCAGGTTAAATCTTGATGGGAGGGTTAAAAAGTTATACATACCGGATGAAAATAAGAATTTTTCAAAGATTGAAATAGAAAATGTGGTCGATGTATACAAATACAAGGAGGAACTGGTTGAAGTAGTAAAAAGATATATGCAAAAATAAAATGAGTAAAAGTACCATTAAAAAGGCATGGGAGCGGTCCGCCGCCTTTTTCAAAACACAAAGAAGGAGAATAATAGATGGAATGGATACTTATTATTCTTGGCTTGGGGGCAATTCTTACATTGCTTCCGTACATAGGAATATTCGCGGTTTTAGTCATACTGTTCTACGCCGCAATAAAATTGAAACCAATAGAGCGTTTTCGCAAATATTTATTCACAAGATTTGAATTAAAATATTATGAGAGCGAAGAATTTTGGAATACAAGGCGCAGAGTGGATAAATACATAAAAGAGCGCAACGAATTAAATCAGCACATTTCAGAGCTAAAAAAAATTCAGCTAGGGGCAAAACGTTCAGACTTTGGAAGAGCAAATTATTATGACGCAAGTGAATATGATTACTCAAGACCAGAGCACAAAAAGTATTTGCAAGGAAAAAACGTTCATAATTGTTCAAGGTCTGTGTGTGATAACGCGAGAATGCAACCATTTAAATATGTTTGCAAGTATTTTGACATAAAACCAACCGAAGATGTGTTAGGCGAATTTGAAAATCTTTTAAATAATTTTGAGGCTGCCAAGGAAGGAATAAAGCTATCAATTCAAGAGAAATACCGCATATTAAGGAGCATAGATAGTGATATTCCTGAAAAGATTAGGCGGTACGGATACGATAGATTTCAGGAGCAACTCGGATTTAGAGACGTTGGGCTTGAGGATATTGAGTTTCCGCAATATATCTTTCAGTACGTTAGCCCAGGCGGAAATGCTTCTATGAGATGTGACGTCGTTATGGATATTGAAAATTTAAATAAATTCATAAACTATTTGTCGGAAAAAATAAAATTCCAAAAGAGCGCAGCTGGTCAACGTGCATTAATGACAAGTGCGCTCAGAAAGAAAATACTGCAAAGGGATGGCTACATCTGTAAAAAGTGCGGTAACTCGACACAAAACGAGCCTAATTTACTTTTAGAAGTTGATCACATTATTCCAATATCTAAGGGCGGTTTGACAACAGAAGATAATTTGCAGACGTTGTGCTGGAAATGCAACAGAGCAAAAGGTGCAAAAGTAGAATAGATTTAGAGGGGAGAAATACATGATATGAAATACCAAAAAGCTAACGCTTATATCTAAAACACTTCTTGTATTATGGACGATATACACCTTTTTAACCATAAATATATTGTAATAGGAGGCAGGGGAAATATGGCGCTGATTAATTGTCCTGAATGTGGAAAAGAAATATCTGACAAGGCGGCGAGTTGCCCGAATTGCGGAGCGGTGGTAAAAAAGAAATTTTGTCAGCATTGCGGAGAAGCGATTGATAATGATTGTGTGGTGTGCCCGAAATGCGGGAAGCAGGTGGGCAGTATTGGTGGAGACGATAAGAATATTATCATAAACAATAATAACAATAGTTCGTCTAGTTCCAGCGCATCGGCCGCCGCTTCAGCGAGCGCAAGCGCAACGGTGCGCCCAGTTGTGCATGGTAGACCCAAAAATAAGTGGATAGCATTCTTTTTATGCTTACTTACAGTTTGCGGGCACAAGTTCTATGAGGGCAAAGTTGGCATGGGAATATTGTATCTCTGCACAATGGGATTGTTTGGCGTCGGGTGGATTATTGATATTGTCACACTGGCAATGAAACCGAATCCGTACTATGTGTAATTGTAACTGAATATTGAGAAAAAGGGGCGGAGAATTAAAACTTTCTGCCCCTTTTTTTGATTTTAGGTATTGACATATTGGGCTACATGAATTATATTATTTATGGGGCTACAAAAAAGTGAGGTGATTATATGAGCCCGCGCACAGGAAGACCAAAATCCGAAAATCCCAAAACGAATCCTATTCACGTTCGGCTTGATAAGGAAACAAAGGAGATACTAGAAAATTATTGCAATCAAGAGAAAATAACCAAGACAGAAGGTATCAGAAGAGGGATACACAAATTAAAGTCGGATATTAAAAAAGATTAGCTGTTTTCAGTTTGGCGACCTACACAGCTAATCTTGCAACAGAGAAGTTTCCCTGCGTGAAATATTATATCATGCAGAGAGGCTTCTTTCAAGAACAATTTTTGAAAGGAGTTTTTTATATGGAAAATTTAATCGTAAAGAATGTAGATGTAATGGGAGATTTTATTGCAGCGGCGCAAGACCAAGACGGGAATATCTGGGTGGGCGTAAGATGGATATGTGACGCGCTCGATATGACAGAAGGGCAGAGAAAACGCCAGATTAAAAATATTCAAAAAGATATGGCGTTTGAAAAAGTGGGATCTAATTGGATCCCACTTCGGACAGACGGAGGCGTGAAGGAGGTTTTCTGTATCAGAAATGATTTTGTTCCCCTGTGGCTTGCCAAGATAACAATAACAGAAAAGACGAGGGAAGAACGCCCAGATTTCGCCAAGAAGCTTCTCGACTACCAACTCAAAGCCAAAGACATTCTGGCGGAAGCGTTTCTTCCAAAGCAGGACACCCCGCCCCTCACCTTAAAGGAGCAGGTACGGACCATAGCGCAAGGCACAGCGGAACTGTATGAGCGGGTGGACAAAGTGGCTGTGGCCGTAGACGATGTAAAGTCGGAAATCGAAACAATCAAAAACGACTTGCCAATCCTTCCTATTGAAGCAGACGAAATCACAAAAGCAGTCCGGCGGCGGGGTGTACAGGTGTTAGGCGGGAAAGAGTCCCCGGCATACAACGATAGAGGATTGCGCCAGAGGGTATACAATAACCTGTATGCTAACCTCAAATATAATTTTGAGGGAATCCGCAGTTACAAGGCGATACGCCGGAAAGATACCGATAAAGCCATAAAGATTGTTAATGAGTACAATCCACCGCTTTTCCTTGCAGAACAGATTGAAGCCGTCAACACCCAGCAGTCCTTTGACTTTGAGGGAGGTGCCGGCAGATGAATAAAGCAAATGAGATTTTTTATATGGAAAAATTGGAACAAACTCTTGATAGCCGCGAAGTGGCAGAAATGGTTGAAAAAGAGCATAGGCAGATGTTGAAAGACATTCGCAGATACATGGAACAATTTAACGAGGGCAAAATTTCCCCCGTTGACTTTTTCAAGGAAAGCACCTATAAAGACGCTAAAGGAGAAACCCGACCTTGCTACCGTATCACCAAGAAAGGCTGTGAATTTATCGCCCACAAGCTGACAGGAACGAAGGGGACAATCTTCACTGCCCGTTACATCAACCGTTTCCACGAAATGCAGGATATTCTCTCAAAACAGGAAGCACAGCCACAGCTTCCATGGTTTATCAAAGAGTTCAGAGGAGAATATATTATGTTGTTCCGGGATTTTGAAACACTGACCGGAATCAGTCTTGATTACGACAAGCCATTTTGGAAAACGCACCGCAGCGAATTGGAACTTGGAATACATCATACATGGTGGGCGTGGCATACCGTAATTGACAGGGAAGAATTTTATAAAGAGTATGGCTTTGACTATGGAGATGGCCAGACTATGGAATACCTGCGTATGTGCGGTATTAAGAAAGTTCTGAAAATCCTTGAAAATGACAGAAAAATGAGGTTGAAGCAGTCGGTACACGATATGATTGCAGACGGATTAAAAGCCATAGAACCGCCTAGAAAAGAGATAGCAGCCAAGAAACCAGAGCAAATCCAAAGAGGAGTTGGAAATACGCCTCCTATCCAAATTAGTATTGTTGTGGGCGGTGAACAAAAGGCCGTGGTAAGTAGTACTGAGATTGCGAAAGGCGGTGTAGTATGAACAACGATATTAACGAGATCATCTTAAAAAGCAAGCCAAGTAAGGAACCAATGCCCTTTGAGCGGTTGAAATTCCTTTGCTACTTCGTTGCCGGCATGGCTGCGGAGGTACTGGGGTTTATCCTGCTGCTGGTGATTGTCCTTTGTATGGCGGGGGTGCTAGGGTAATTTGGTACAAATCACCTTTGATTCTGTGATACTATTATTTTGGCGGGGATAGAGATGTACACTCGACAAGAGAACTGTCAGCCTTTCCGGTTTCTTTTCCCCGCTTCCAACATAAGGCTGACGGGCACAGAAAGGAGAAGAGTATGAGCAGAATACATATCGAAAGTATTAGTGGCGTGGAGTGCTACGAAAAGGACGGAACGGCGTATCTGAAATTGGAGAACGTAGCGAGAGGGCTGGGGTTTACTACAACGCAGACCGTAAAAGACAAAGAATACACAAATGTTCGGTGGAACAGAATTGATGAATATTTGGAGGAAATCGGTTTTGCCACAAGTGGCAAAAGGCCAGAATTCATCCCCGAAAACATCTTCTACCGCCTTGCCATGAAAGCAAAGAACGAAACCGCAGAGAAATTTCAGGCGAAAGTAGCCGATGAAATTATCCCCTCTATTCGTAAACACGGTGCATATATGACATCGGACGTTCTGGAAAAGGCTTTAGCGTCTCCAGACTTCTTGATACAGCTTGCTACAAAGCTAAAGAACGAGCAGGAGCGCAACAGAAAACTGAAAGCAGACAACGAGCGCATGAAGCCGAAAGAAATCTTTGCGGATGCTGTTTCCGTTTCTGATACGTCAATCCTTATTGGGGAACTGGAAAAGATTATCAAGCAGAACAGCATTGACATAGGGCAGAACAGACTTTTTGAATGGATGCGCAGCAAAGGCTATCTTATCAGCAGAAAGGGCATAGATTACAATATGCCAACACAGAAAAGCATGGAGTTAGGATTGTTCGAGATTAAGGAACGGACAATCAACAATCCAGACGGTTCTGTGAGGATAACAAAGACGGTGCTTGTCACTGGCAAAGGGCAGCAGTATTTTATCAACAAATTTCTGAATAAAGACGAAAAATCCGCATGAGGGCAAGGAATTAACCTTGCCCCCTTTTTTACATTTCCGCTATCTTTTGTGCATATTGCCTGATTATCTGTCTTTCTTCTGCTACGTCCGAATCACGATAAATCTGTTTAAGCATCCCACACACTCCTGACATGAAATCCTCTAAAGCGTCAAGCATTTTCCCCTTGCTCTCCCCGTCTCTTGCGTTGCTGTACTGCTTTTTCATCTCTTTGTAACGCTCCATGTCGTCATCATCACCAGATAAACGGGAATACGGACGATGCATATATTCCCCAGTACGTTGGTTGCGCCCTCTGCGGTAGGAATTACCATTGTCGTAATCGTCACGGGAATAACGGTTCCGGCTGTAATCCTCACGGTCACGGGAATAACCGCCCTCGCCCTGCTCCATCATCTCGATTTTGTCCACACCCTTCATGATTTCCACCAGCTTATAGGCGTTGTCCAGATTGGAAGAAGTCAAGCCTTTTTCCTCAATCGCTTTTAACTCTTTTTCTGCGTTTTCTCTCAATTTATGCATAACTTAACCCTCCCTTACTGC